GGCAACCAATACCGGAGATTATTCAGCGGCAACCAATACCGGATATCAGTCAGCGGCAACCAATACCGGATATCAGTCAGCAGCAACCAATACCGGATATCAGTCAGCAGCAACCAATACCGGATATTATTCAGCGGCAACCAATACCGGAGATCGGTCAGCAGCAACCAATACCGGATATCAGTCAGCGGCAACCAATACCGGAAATAAGTCAGCAGCAACCAATACCGGATATCAGTCAGCAGCAACCAATACCGGATATCAGTCAGCAGCAACCAATACCGGAGATCGGTCAGCAGCAACCAATACCGGAAATAAGTCAGCGGCAACCAATACCGGAAATTATTCAGCGGCAACCAATACCGGATATTATTCAGCGGCAACCAATACCGGAGATTATTCAGCGGCAACCAATACCGGATATCAGTCAGCGGCAACCAATACCGGATATTATTCAGCGGCAACCAATACCGGAAATAAGTCAGCGGCAACCAATACCGGAAATTATTCAGCGGCAACCAATACCGGATATTATTCAGCGGCAACCAATACCGGAGATTATTCAGCGGCAACCAATACCGGATATCAGTCAGCGGCAACCAATACCGGATATTATTCAGCGGCAACCAATACCGGAAATAAGTCAGCGGCAACCAATACCGGAAATTATTCAGCGGCAATTGTCGAAGGAAAAGAAAGCATTGCGTTAGCTACAGGAATTAAATCAAAAGCTAAGGGAAAAATCGGATGTTTTATTGTTCTGACTGAGTGGAAAGAAATTAATAATGAATATCATATTGTAGATATTAAATCAGCAAAAGTAGATGGAGAAAACATTAAAGAAGATACTTTCTATATGTTGAAAGACGGAAAACTTGTAGAAGTAGATTAAGTTGCCCTGGAAGGTGCGGTCACACCAACCAGGACGGTATCTAACTAAGAATGAGTTAGTTAAATACAGGATTATTATAACACAACCTCCTGTATTTGACAAACAAAAATATAACAGGAGGACTTTTTATGCAAAAAAATGGCGAAAATCAGCCACTTTCCAGTGAAATCATTGCTGATCTGGAAGAAAAGCTGATGGCAAGAAATGTAATTATCGCTATTCTGGCAACTGCACTTGCAGTAACCACATCCAGAAGAAAGTGAGGACAAAATGAAAGAGGTGGTAAAGACAATAGGAGAAATATTTGTAGGAATATGGATGTTTACAGTAATCTTCTCAATTACATGGATGCTTACATCATTTGATGTTATCGGGGTGTTCTTCGTATCAGCAGTCTTATTCTCAATAGTGTTTCTTCCTATTATATTAGGAACGGAGGAAAAGTAAATGCAAAGATTAAATAAAGTAAGATTATCCGGTAGAGCCGGGGAAATAGTGTTCAGCCACGAACATTACGGAAGATACTATTACAAATTCATGCTGACAGTCATTCGTAAAAGCGGTGCAGTAGATATGTTCCCAATTGTTATCGAAGATTCCATTGTACGTGACAATGATTATAACGGAAAAGAAGTTGTTGTAACAGGGGCAATCAGAAGCATGGACACTTCTAAAAATCCAAATAAGCACCACAATGCTAATTATATCGCAGCTGACGAGGTGGAAATCCTGGATGAACAGGTTCCAGATGGTGATATAAACGAAGTAGAGTTTATTGCCAGAAGTTGCACAAAAGAGCCATATGCAAAACTTACACCAGTAACGCACAGGAAAGTTTTGAACCTTTTTGTGGCAATTCCAAGAGATTTTTCAGAAAGAGCCGACTTTACTCGCTGCACTTTATGGGGAAAAGGTGCTGATCTGGCGGTAGACGTTAAAAGGAATGATTACATTAAAGTAACTGGCAGGTTAATGAGCCGTGATGTTTATGTTAATGTGGAAGAAACGGAAAGTGTATATGAGATTTCCGTAAAAGAAATGGAGAAATTGGAGGATGAAGAACAATAAAAATGAAGTTCAGATATCTGGCGTAATAATGGACATTCAGCCGGGAACGTTTTTCAAGGACGGAGAAAAATTCGCAAGATTTTATATTGGTGCAAAGCGCACCAGTGGAAACGTAGATTTGCTTCCAGTAATTGTTAAAGAAAAGCAGACGGAAGGTTTAAAGATTGGAAAACACGCTTATGTTGAAGGGAGATACAGTTCTTCAAACAAACATGAAAGTGGAAAGTCACATTTGATTCTTGAAATCAAAGCGGAAACAATCTGGTGTGGAGAAGGTGATGGGAGCACAGAAGGTGAAAACAAAATCATTCTGGAAGGTTATCTTTGCAAACCGCCTATTTACCGCAAAACACCAATAGGAAAAGAAATCTGTGATTTGATGATTGCGTGCAACGAATATGACTTGCGAAGAACAGATTATATTCCATGTATCGCATGGTGGAATGAAACCAGAGAAGCTGCTGATTTCAAGGTCGGAGATTTCGTAAAAATAATCGGAAGAATCCAGAGCCGGATTTATCATAAAAAATTATCTGGTGATGAAGTAGAGCTTAGAACTGCATATGAGGTATCAATAGGGAGGATAATCGAGCATGAAAGTGGAAGTAAAAAAAATTTACTTGGAGAATTACAAGAAGTTTCCAAGTAAGTCTGTAGATTTGTTTCCGAGAACAGAGATTTCTGGTAGAAACAGAGAAGGAAAATCCACATTGCAGGACGCATATTTGGATGTTCTGACAGGAAAGATGGCAAATGGTACAGAACCGACTTCTATTCGCAGAAAAGAAAATGGATTGGAAGTGCCAAAGGTTGATGTTGTAAGGGAGCTTACACTTGCGATTGATGGGAAAGAAAAAGTGATCCGCAAAATCACAAAGCAGAAGTGGAGAAAACCAAGAGGACAGTCCGAAGAGGTATTCGATGGAAATGAAACTTCTTATGAAATTGACGGATTCCCGGCTAAATCAAAGGATTATACCGAGTTCATCCAGTCAATAGCAGAGCCTTCAACACTTCTGATGTGCAGTAATCCAAAACCATTTCTGAATACATTACAGAAGTCAACAGCAGAATCCAGGAAGGTACTGGAAAAGATGTCTGGTTTCGATATTGCTCAGTTTATGGAAGAGAATCCACAGTACGCTCATGTGGAAGAAATCACAAAGGGGCATTCCGTAGAAGATACATTGAAGAAGCTCCGAAAAGAACTGAATGCACAAAAGAAAAAGGTGGATGCCAAAAACACGGAGATTGCATATGAAACCAATCGGACTGTTGAAGCAGAAGATACTTCTTCCTTGGAAGCCAAAAAACAGGAGCTTAATGCGGAAATTTCCAAACTGGAAGAGCAGGAACAGATTCTTGAAGATTCTGCAAAAGGCTATGACAGTCTTGCGTATGAAATCAGAGGACTGAAATCTTCCAAGGATGGACTTGTTAGCAAGGCGAATGAATGGTTAAGAGACAGACAAAAATTCATTTCTGATACAGTTTCCGAACTTAGGTTAAAAAAATCAGAAAAGGAATCAAGCATTCGTATTATTGGAATGGAACTGGACAACCACATAAGGGAAGCACAACAGGCAAAGGCTGACTTGGATAGAGCCAGAAAGGATTATCCGAGAATCAAGGAAATGGAATGGGATGATTCTGGACTGAAAGCTATTGAAGCTGAGACATTCAATGATTCTGATACCATTTGCCCCACCTGCGGACAGGAACTGCCGGAAGAACAGGTTGCCGAATTGAAAGCCTCCTTTGAGAAAAAGAAGAAGGCTAGAATTGAATCACAGTTGAAAGTAAAAGAATCCTTTGAATCGGAGAAGCAGGAAAAGCTTAAATATGTCTGCGACCTTGGAAATACTTCCGCTGCAAAATTAAAGAAAACTAACGAGGAAATCAACAAATTACAATCGGAAATCAGTGCGGCACAGGATGAAGTTGCTGAACTTGCTAAACAGATCGAGGAAGAACAGTCCAAATTTACGGAGCTTCCAGAATCTGTAGATATGACAAATGATGAAGAATATCTTGCGGTTACAGCGAGAATTGCAGGACTTGAAGAGAAACTGAAATCATTTGATGATGTTCCTGGAAAGAAACAGGAATTAAGAATGCAGATCAGCAATGTTATGAAACAGATTTCCAATGTGGATGCAGACATTAAGATTGCACAGGCAGCAGTCACGGAGAAAGAAAAGCGAGTAGCCGAACTGAATGAAGAACTGAAAAGCCTTGGACAGGTTCAAGCTGATATTGAAAAGAACATTGACACCGTTCTTAACTTCTCAATTCAGAAGAATAAGGCACTGGCTGAGAAAATCAATCCATACTTTAAGCATTTCCAGTTCAGTTTTCTTGATTACACGATTGATGGAAATCCAGTGGAAACTTGCAAGATGATCTGTAATGGAGTGAATTACTTTGATGGTTTGAATTATTCTGACAAAATCTTGTGTGACATTGATTTGCTTAGAGGTTTACAGGCTTTGAACGGTTTGAATTTGCCGATTTTTGTTGACAACAGCGAGAGCGTAAACACAACCAGACTTCCTAGTGCTGAACAGCAAATGATTGTCCTAAGAGTGACGGATGATGATTTGAGAGTGAAAAGAATCTAAATAAAAAATCAAAAAGCATAGGTGTCGTTGCATGGCAATGAAAGTTGCCATTATACCGAAATATATGATTATAAAGAACGGAAAATCAGAGAACAAGACAATACAGAACATCTTTCATTGCTATACACAGGCACCTATGCAGAAACAGGAGGGGAAAATGCTAACAGCAACATGGGGAAAACATTTTTTCAAGGCAGATGCTACAAAATGCGCATCTGAAATCATGGAAATTTGCGATCAGATGGAATCTGCTACACCACAGCAGATTCTTGAGAAAGCAAGGGACGAAAGTACAGAATTACATAAGTGCTTTACATGGGATGATTCCATAGCAGCTGAAAAATACAGAATCCACGAAGCCAGACAGATAGTTTGTCAGTTAAAAATCGTGGAACAGGATATTGATAACAAGTCAAAGCCGACAGCAATTCGAGTGTTTTACAAGACAGATGGGAAAAGCGGATACAAGCCAACACAGCTTATTTTGAAGCAGCCAGATGAATACGAAGCACTTTTAGAGCGCTGTCGGAATGAACTTCTTTCAGTAAAGCAGAAATACCAGAATATTTCTGAATACGAAGAAGTTTGGGAACTGATTAGTTAAACATAAATGCCGCTACTGTGCTGATATGCCTACAGGAGTAGGAAGAAATCAAACTATATTATGGCACATTATATTGCTAAATAGGACAATACATAATATCACAGAGCAAAGCAAAACACCTTATTCTTGTAGGGACATGAGTGCAGTAGCGGCGAAATTACTACGTTGATATGCCTGTAAAAAATATATGGCAAGCAGAGGACAGAAAATTATAATATAGCGCACCACATAACATTTCTTTTTACAGGTTTATGATCGTAGAAAACCACAGCATTTATCAGTCTGCATAAGCGGAACAACAGGGAAGAACATATAAAAATAGGAAAGGAAAGCACAATACATTATATTAAAAATGTTTTTGCTTATGCAGAGCGATGAGTGTTGTGAACACTTAAAACAGAATAGGAAAGAATAAGACAGATAATAACAGCAAGAAACAGAATACAACAGGACACAACACTTACCGGATGGGCTGTTTTGTAGGCGGTATAAATCGCTAGGAAAGTATATCGAAACATAACGCGGTAAATTAGATCACAGCGAAATATATCTAATTATAGATAATTACACCTAACTTTTATATTGCCTATAAAGCGGCTCATCCAAACAAAATTATCTCCTGGGTAGGTGGCATGAGATGCCATAGTAAAGGATACCATAGAATATTGCAGAATATAAAAATACAGAATATTTCATGTTACCTACCGAGCAGATAAGCCACCAAGTGTATTTAGTTGGCAGTAGAAACGCTGCTAAGAAAATTACATCTTCGCACAATAGAGAACAGCATACGACAGTAAAATATAGCACATTCTACTGCTTGCTAAGTACATTTGGAGTTTGCGTAAGGATTCAAGCGGATTACTCCGTAAAACAGGATACGAAAGAAAAGTATAGTAAAACACATTATAGAATGAAAAGCGTTATTAGGTATTACGAATTAACCCGTTTGAATGTTTACGTAAACGAAACCAATAAATCAAAATATTTTATTTTAGGAGGAACGCAACATGGCAAAAAACATCACTATCGAACCTTTAAAGGAAACCACATTAAGAGTTGAGTTAATCGGGGACACAGACCTCATTCTTCACAAGAGAAGCCGTTACTATGAACAGGCTGAATGCTTCAAGCAGTCCAAGGACAAGGGCTTCAAAATGCCAGCTATTTACAATCAGCCAAAGAATGTTTGGGAGGGCTTAATTACTGGTATTCACTGGGAGAAACCGATTAATTTCCATGATGAAGATATTTCTCTTTACACAGAGAAAGAGTGGAAAGATTACATGGAAAACAACAGGCCTTGCATTCTTACCCAGGCATTCAAGAAATCATTCACGGAAACATTTATTACTTTCTTCAAAGATTCCACAGGAAAGAAAGGAACAGATATAAAGCGTTCTCTTTCAATCGAAGGTTCTATTTGCCCGGTAAACTTTGAATCTGTTGAGGTGGTAAATAAGATCGTTCCGACTTCTGGAATCAGTGCAAGCCCGGTTCTTTGTAGCAGTAATGTGTTCCATAATTGGAGAACTACTATTGAAGTATCTTGCCCGGACATTGTATTTCCATATGAAACAGTATTGCAGCTGATTGAAACCAGTGGAAAGTACATCGGAATCGGAACACAGAGAGCAAACGGAAACGGCAGATATCACATCAACCCGGACAATGTGACTATCATTTAATTTGGTAACTATCGGTGGTATATGAATCCGGGTGAATGCCCGGAAAGTACAGTAAGAAAAATAACAGAATATCATAGCACATGACACGACATTAAATTCATTCTGTTTCGTATGCCACCGATCATAACTCTTTGGTGCATTCACGGTGGATTGAAAATTTACAAATTATGTAAGCCAGAAGATAGAAAATAAAACAGAAGGGCAAAACATGATAGCCAAAAACATATTTTCAATCTACTGCGCGTGCACCCAAGAAAATAAATAAAACCTTAGGTGTATTCACGATGGGATAATATGACACATCGAAAATAGGACAGCACATATCATTATAGGAAACTACAGAACATTACATATTATCTCATTTTGAATGCACCTAAGGCAAAAAAGAAAAGGAGAATTAAAATGGCAGGAAAAACACAGTTAGCAACAGCAGGAGAACAACAGGCGGCAATCGTAATCAACAATTCATTCATTGATGGATTGGTTAAGCAGCTTGAAAAAAAATGCGAATACGGTCTTTCGTTCCCAAAAGACTACAACCTCAGCAATGCGCTCATGGGGGCATATCTGATTCTGAAAGAAACAAAAGACAGAAATAATAAGCCAGTTCTGGAATCTTGCACATCCACAAGCATTGCAAACAGCCTTATGAACATGGCGACACTTGGTCTTTCGGTACAGAAAAAGCAGGGCTATTTTATTAGTTATGGCAATCAGTGCCAGTTCCAGAGGTCTTACTTCGGAAACATTACAATAGCAAGAAGATATGGTATGAAAGATATTCATGCGGAAGTCATTTATGATGGTGATGAGTTCAAATACCACATTGAAGATGGAAACAAGGTGCTTGATTCCCATGAACAGGATTTTATGAACATTGACAACGATAAGATTCTTGGGGCATATGCAGTAGTGCTGATGGAAGATGGAACAAAGCATTTGGAAGTAATGAACATGAAACAGATCAAACAATCTTGGTTACAGGGATATGGGTACAAAGAAAATGGCAATGGAACACACCAGAAGTTTACCGATCAAATGGCAAAGAAAACAGTTATCAATCGTGCATTAAAGCAGATCATCAACAGCCACGGTGATGTTTTTGTACAGGAAGCTGACAAGAATACAGAGGATATTCCAAAACAGGATATTATTGAACAAGACGTTGCTTATGAAATTAGTGAGAATGCAAATACAGAAGCATTCATTCCACAGCCAGAAACAATCGAAGAAAAGCCAAAGCAGCCAACCGTAGCCGAAACCGTAAAAACAACAGAAAAAGAACCAGTTCCGGAATCAGAGCCAGTGGAAACAGAAATTCCGTCATTTATGAGCCAGGAGGAAATGTAGGATGGAAACCTCCACAATTGTGCTTATTATTTTGCTTTTAATATCACTTTTGGGATGGATAGTAACTTTTATTCGAAAAAATGAATACAATCGAACCAATTTAATTATTCTTTTAAATGTTATTACATATGTGGTACTCATTATAATCCGACTTACAATGTAAAAGGAGAGCCAAAATGAAGCATAAATGTATTAAGACAGCAGTATTAGTCACAGGGGTTATAGCAATCACAATGTTTAGTGGTTGTTCTTCCTGTAGCAGATCATTAAAATCACTATCCAGTGATATTGACGGTGGTCTGAACCGTACCGTAACTGTTTACGATTACAACGGTGGTAAAATTAAGTCCTGGTCTGGAAAGTTCGATGTTTCCGAATCTGAAAATGAAGTTTATTTTGACGATTCGGACGGAAAGAGAGTTATTATCCACGGCGGTATTGTCGTAAATGAGGAAAACTGACATGAGTAGCAGTGTAATTGAAACAATTAAAGAAGTTGTAAGCAATATGAACAGCGGACTTTATGATTTCACGGTAGATGGGAAATGTTCAGAATGCGGTTCGTGTTGTTCAAATTTTCTACCGATATCATCCAAGGAAATCAAACAGATCAAGTGGTATATTCGCAAACACCATATCAAGGAATGCAGACATAATTTCACTGCTTCATTAATGGATTTAACCTGTCCGTTTCTGATGGACGATAAGGCAAAAGAGAAATGTTCAATCTACCCTGTTAGACCGGAGATATGCAAATCATTTGTCTGCAATGACCCACAGGGAGCCAGAAAGAACAAAGCTTTAATGCATAAAAAATATAAGCCTGTTGATATGAGAGAAACTTTTTTCGGAGGTGAGTAGGAATGAGATTAGTTTCACAGAACGGAGAGTTTGATGTTCCTTATGAAATCACATCATTAAGCAGAACTGGAAATATCATAAGAGCATATGTGCCAATGGTAGGTGAAAAAGGAACAGTCATGGCTCGTTATTTGACAGATGAAAAAGCTGAGAATGCTATGAAAATGTTACATAACACATATACAGGAACATTCTTTTCACAAAACATGCACATTACGGAAAATGATGAAAAAAAGTTCTTAGAAATGGTGTCAACCAAAGGGTTTGGAATCATAAGAACTTTTACAAGTGGAGATGAAATGAAATTCGAACCGGCAAACATTGTATTTCAGTTCCCGGAGGATGATGAAGTATGAAAGAAATAGGAAGAAAGAAAATAAATTGGGATTCCATTGTGACTGTGGAATTATCGCTTAAAGAGCTTCAATTAATAAGGGACGCAATGGTGGCTACAGATTTAAAAGATATGAAAGAATTATGGCGCGGAGCTCCTCCATATCAGCAGGACGATAAAAATATGATTGGAGAAACTGCTTCTTCAATTTTAAATAGCTACAAATAAACAGAAAGCGAGGTGATGAAAAATGTTCATGAGAATAGTAAATACAGGGAGTACACATGGAAACTGCTATGTTTTGAAATCCAACAGCGGAGAATTGCTTCTTCTGGACTGTGGATGCAGATACAAAGATATTCTGAAAGCTATTGACTACAGAACAAGTGATGTTTCGGGCGTGCTTCTGACGCATGAACACGGTGATCACCGTGAATCATTTAAAAATCTGATGAATTTAGGCATTCAAATTTACACCAATGATGAAACCGTGGAACATCTGCAAATCATCACTGGCGAATTAATGAAAGGTGTTCCAGAGAAAAGACCATTTCGGGTCGGCTCGTTCACTGTAATACCGTTCTATTTGCCGCATACTACAAGGGATAAGGATACAGGGCAACTTATTCCGTGTTTCAATTATGGTTATATCGTGGAACATGAAGAGATGGGAAAGCTGCTGTACATGACGGACTTCGAGTTTTGTCGATACAACTTCAAGGAAATGCGACTGAACCACTTGGTTATTGAGTGCAACTATTGTAAAGAATTGGTTGACAAAACAGCTGAAAATTACACGCACAGGCTTAAAGGGCATTGTTCCTTAGATACTTGCAAAAGCCTAGTAAATACAAACCATACGACAGCATTACGGACGGTAACATTGGTGCATTTGAGTAATGAAGCAGCTGACCCGGAACAGATTTTGAATGAAATAAAAGAAGCGGTGGTTTGGGATGATGCGCTGGTGCAGATTGCCAGACCTGGACTTGAAGTTAATTTGGACTTATGTCCGTTTTGGAAGGAGAAGCTATAACATGGGAAATATGATGAGTTTAAATATCAGTGACGATGTAATAAAAGCAGCAATACAAGAAGAAGTTCACGCCGGAATCGTAAAGGCATTAGGCGACCCATCCGTTATTGTACGTGATGCGATAAAAACAATGACGAATAGGTATGTTAATAAAGAAGGAAAATTTTGCGATAAAGGGAGTTGGAACGCAAAACCATATTTTGACTGGCTTGCAGAAGATATTGTAAAAACCACAGTAAAGGAAGAAATTGAAAAATATGTAAACGAAAACCGTGAGGAATTTGCAGAAGAGATAAGAAAACAGCTAAAGGGTGCAGATTTCAGAAAGAATATTGTTGCTTCTTTTTTACAGGCTATTGTTAAGTGTACAGAATCCGAATGGAAAATGCCGATTGATATTTCATTTAAAAAGCCAAAGGAGGATGATTATTAATGAAAATATTCTTAAAAACACTTGACAAACTGAAAAAGCCAAAACCTTCCGAACAGGAATGCAAGTACGACAAAGGATGGAATGATGCAATCAAGAAAGTTGAAGAACTGATTTGTTCCTACAGCTCTGCGGATATGTGGTTTCCAACAGATGTGAAGTTACCGCCAGAGCCAGATGTGAGAGAAAGCCCAGAAGATAAGATAAAATACAACGTTACCATAAAAGACGCCGAGTTACCAACAACCCTTACATATTTAGGTGGTGGAAGATGGGGCATGGTAGAAAAACACAGAATTGCATATTACCCAGTCATTGCATGGCAACCAATGCCACCAGCCTACAAACCAGGGAGGTAACACCATTGGAAATTACAATTGGAATCGGCGCAGAGGAAATTAAAGAAATCATCATGGAGCATATAAAAACAAAAGGATTCAATGTAACGGAAGATGATATTTCCTTTATTATCGGGAAAGAAGAAGTTGTAACAGGGAATACAAAGAAAATCAAACACGCACTTATTAGATGCGACATTCAGATTGAGAGGTGATAAATTGTGAATATTGTTATTCTTTCTGGAAGATTAACTGCCGATCCAGATATCAGAATGGGAACGAATGATACCAAAATTGCAAGATATATTTTGGCTGTCGAGAGAAGAGTGAAAAAGAATACAGAAAGAAAATCAGACTTTATTGCTTGCGTATGCCTTGGGAAAAATGCAGAATTTGCAGAGAAATATCTTAAAAAAGGCACGAAAGTAAATGTGCGTGGGAAATGGCAGACTGGAAGTTATACGAACCAAAATGGTGAAAAAATATACACAAATGACTGTTTTGTGGAATCACATGATTTTGCAGAAAACAAAGGTCAGACAGAGAATCCACAGAAACCAGATACACGACCAGTACCGCCGCCGGAACCTAGTTTCATGGATGTGCCAGATTTAGGCAGTATGGAAGATGAATTTCCGTTTAGTTAGGAGTGATGAAATGGTACAAACAGGACAGATTATTTATTTTAGCAATCAGAAAATGATGTGCTTTGATGTTGAATCTATTGAGGATATTACTGAACCGCCAGAACAAATAGAAACTACATCGGTTTATGGCGAGACAAGAACGTATGCGCCGGCAATAATGAATCCAACAACTCTTTACGTTACTGGAAAGGAACTTGTAAAACTTGATCCAACAACCATGAAACGCATTGCCAGATACAATCTTGAAGAAGAGAATAAATCTCTTTTAGAAGAAATCGCAGAAAGAAAAAAGGTTATTGATGATCTTGAACAGAAAGAACAGGTTTTGCGTGACAGGTTCAGAAAGGCAATAGCTGCATTCAAAGAAATCATGGAAAATGGTTACTATGATGAGGGCGAAGATGAATACGAGAGTGAATGGGAGTGATTAAATGAAACCAGTTTTAGAAACAAAGTCTACATACAAAGGTTATCCATATGTGGTTCTGTTTATGCCAGGAGCATACAGATGCGGATATGTTGGTATACCTTACAGCCATAAGTTAGCAAAGAAAAGTGTTGATGATTTAGGTTATCTTGACTGTCATGGTGGAGTTACTTATTCAGAACCATTTCTACACGATTGTGACGATGATGATACATGGTGGATTGGATTTGACTGTGCTCATTGTTTCGATGGTTATGATATTGAGACAGCAGAACAGTATTTCGGAGAAGAACCAGACTTCAAAAAAATGCTTAAAATAATGGGAGATTGCTGGCGAGAATTAAATAAAGATCCAGATTGCAAAATTCGTTCACTTGCCTATGTTAAAGATGAATGCAAGAAACTCATTGACCAGATTGAAAGGGGGGGATGTTAGAGGAATTATAGAAAAGTTTTCGTGATGAGGAAGTGTGCAGAAAAAGGAGTTTTTAATGCGTAAAACTATTGATTTGACAGGCAAGAAATTCGGGAGACTCACCGTCATAAAAAGAGCAGAAGATACTATTTCAGACAAAGGGGTTAGAACAAAGCGCTGGGAATGCATTTGTGATTGTGGAAATAAAACTATTGTAAGACAAGCAGGGTTACAAAGAGGAACAACGAAGTCATGTGGATGTCTGCATAGAGAAATTATTGGCAATATGAGCAGAAAACATGGGCTATCTAATAACTGTGGAAGGCTGTACCCACTTTGGAAGAGTATTAAATATCGTTGCTATTGTAAAACATGTAAATCGTACAAAAATTACGGCGGGCGTGGAATAGTAATGTGTGATGAATGGAAAAATAATTTCACATTATTTTACAAATGGGCAATTGAGAATGGATATAAGGAAGAAAAAACAAGTAATGGAATAAATATCTTAACCATTGACCGAATAGACGTAAACGGAAATTATGAACCAGATAACTGCCGTTTTATTACAAATGCTGAGCAGGCACAAAATAAAAGAAACTCTATACCAAAAGAAAACAAGTATTTAATATGTCCTGTTTGTGGAAAACAATTTGAACTAAAGCAAAGAAAAGGGCAAAAGACGTGCAGTCCAAGATGCGGTAAAATTCTTTATTACAAAGATCACCCAACTATTAAAGATTATACAAAAATATGCCCAATTTGTAACAAACCTTTTAATGCCAAGAGAGGTGGACATTTCAATGACGCTGTTTATTGTAGCAAGAGATGTAAGAATTTATCTGAATCTGCAATATGGGAATACAATGGAGAAAAGTATAGAGTTCTTGAATGGGCTGAAATTATAGGCATAAACGCACACTGTTTATATCATAGAAAAGAATTAGGATGGTCTATCGAAGAAATACTAACCACACCGTTAAGGGGCAGGAGAAATGCAAAAAGTAAATTATAAAAAAATATATGCAATGAAAAATGCGAGAGAAAAAATGATTGAATCAATATGCCCTTCGATACCAAATACAAGTGGCATATATGCTTTTTATAGGATAGACGAAGCAGGGATTCGACGCAGCTACGTGGGACAAGCGCTTAGACTTCGTGAGAGATGTGCGAGCCATTTAGCAGAATATGACCATATAGCATTAAGCCTTAAAAAGCATAAGTTTTACAGTGAAAGTAATCCTACTGGATGGAAACTTTCATATAGAACATGTAGAAAGGATGAACTTGACCAGAAAGAAATTGAAACAATCAAGGCTTTTGCAGATAAAGGCTTCCAGATGTACAACATTACAGCTGGTGGCCAGTTAGCTGGAAAGCAAGTAACAGGGCAATATAAACAGCCCAAGACATACAGACAGGGACTTCAGCAAGGAAAGAAAACACTTGCAAGAGAGTTGACGCACATTATTGATACTCACTTAAACGTATCAATCAGACCAGAAAAAGCAAATAACAAAGTATCTATTAAGGCGTTGGAAAAATTCAACGACTTACTCAATGAAGAAAACTATCACTGATTCTAACACACCAGTAGTTCTACTGGCTAAATTCCAAAGATAAAAAATAAAAAATGAAAGGAGCTTGCCTTCAGCTGACGTAAGGGTGCACCGGGCTTCTTTTAAAAATGAATTATGAAGATTTTTTAAAGAGCAAACGATTTGTTCTTGAAAGCAGTGGGTTTGATATTGATAAATCGGAATTAAATCCAATGTTGTATGAATTTCAAAAAGACATTGTGAGATGGGCTTTAAAGAAAGGAAAAGCCTGCATATTTGCTGATTGCGGTTTAGGAAAAACACCAATGCAACTTTCGTGGGCACATCAAGTTTGCACACACGCTGGTGGAATGGTTCTTATTCTTGCACCGTTGGCTGTGGCGGATCAAACGAAGCGTGAAGCTGAAAAATTTGGTTATACTGCAAAAGTTGTGGAAAGCCAATCTGAATGTATCAGCGGTATTAATATTACCAATTATGAAAAAATGGATAAATTTGTTGCAAATGAATTTGTGGGAGTTGTACTTGACGAAAGTAGTATTCTTAAATCTTATTCTGGAAAAGTCAGAACAGCAATTATTCAGAATTTTCATTCAGTTCCTTATAAGTTGGCTTGTACTGCAACACCAGCCCCCAATGACTATATGGAAATAGGAAATCACAGCGAATTTTGCGGCGTTATGACACGGTCGGAAATGTTATCAATGTTCTTTGTGCATGACGGTGGACAAACATCTAAATGGAGATTAAAGGGGCATGCAACAGATGTATTCTGGCAATGGCTGGCAACATTCAGTGTATTTGTAGATAACCCAGCAAATATCGGGTATCAAGTATCTGGCTACGATCTTCCGAAACTTAACATTAACGAAATTATTGTAGACGGAAATGAGCCGATAAAAGAATCATTAACACTTACAGAACGAAGAGAAGCCAGAAAGGAAAGTCTTGAACTTAGATGTAAAAAAGCTGCGAAACTTGTAAATAGTTCAAATGAGAAATGGCTTGTATGGTGTGATTTAAATGACGAATCAGCAAGATTAAGCGAACTGATATCTGAATCCGTGGAAGTAAAAGGCTCTGATAAATCAGAATATAAAAGCAACTCTATGTTGGCGTTTTCTGATGGAACGGTCAAATGCCTTATCACAAAGCCCAAAATTGCAGGGTTCGGCATGAACTGGCAGAATTGCCACAATATGATATTTACTGGACTTTCAGATAGCTATGAGCAGTATTACCAAGCAGTCAGACGGTGTTGGCGGTTCGGGCAAGAGAAGCCTGTGAATGTTTACATTATTATTTCCGCGAAGGAAGGCTGCGTAAAGGAAAATATTGAAAGGAAGCAATGTGATTTCCAGAAAATGCAGTCTGAAATGACAGAATTAACAAAGGAAATAACAAAAAAAGAGCTTAAAAGCACTTGCCGTATAAGTACGCCTTATGAGCCAACAAAAGAAATGAAATTGCCAGATTGGGAGGAATTTACAGCATGAATGTTTTAGACCAGGTTGTTAAAGAAAAATACGCAATATACAACGGCGATTCTTGCGAAATCACAAAAGAAATCCCGGACGAAAGTATTCATTATACAGTATTTTCACCACCATTTTCTAGCTTGTATACATACAGTAACAGTGACCGGGATATGGGGAATAGTAAGGGAGATGATGAATTTTACAACCATTTTATCTATCTGGCAAAAGAACTGTATCGAATAACAATGCCCGGAAGATTACTTAGTTTTCATTGTATGGACTTGCCGCTTATGAAAGAGCGTGACGGCGTGATTGGCTTGAAAGACTTTCCAGCAATCATGCGACAGATTTTTGAAGATTGCGGATTTATTTACCATAGTAAGGTTACCATCTGGAAAAATCCAGTAACTGAAATGCAAAGAACAAAAGCATTGGGACTGCTGCATAAGCAGATTAGAAAAGATAGTGCAATGAACAGGCAGGGAATCCCGGATTATATTGTCACAATGAGAAAGCCAGGAGAAAATCCAGAACGAATTTCGCATACACACGAGACTTTTCCTGTTGATGTGTGGCAAAACTACGCAAGTCCAGTATGGATGGACATTAGGCAGAGCGATACATTACAGAAAAAATCTGCACGAGAAGATAAGGACGAACGTCATATTTGCCCTTTGCAGCTGGAAGTTATTCAGCGCTGCATTGAATTATGGAGCAATCCAGGAGATATAATTTTTGACCCATTCGGTGGTATCGGTTCCACCCCATTTGTGTCTTTAACACTTGGAAGAAGAGCAATCTCATGTGAACTTAAAGAAAGCTATTTTAAACAAATGAAAGCAAATGTAGAAGAAGCACTGAATGGAAATGTAATGGATTGCCCGGTAGGACAAATGAGTATTGAGGATTTTTTATCGTAAAACAATGTTATCAGCAAATATCAATCTTTGATTATTTAAAAGGAGAGTGATTACATGGCAGAGAATACCAATGAATGTGTTATTGAGTGGATTCCCGGAAGAGATTATGTAGGGCTTACTGCCAAGAATGGAAGTGCCTGGAAGAACAGATGCGAGGAATTAGAAAAGGAATTTCCAGAAGATGTGAAAATTATTGCCAGAAATAACGATGGATCTATTTTCGCCCACTTGCCTTATTCCTACATTAAAATCAATCCACCAAGAAAATATTCCGACGAAACGAAAAAGAAAGCTGCGGAAAGATTAAATAAAATGCGTGCAGAAAAAAGTAATACTGCGGCAGAAGAGCCGTTTTGCCTATGAATTACCGTCAGAGAAAATATAATGAGGGACAATCTGCCAGAAATGATATTTACAGATTTCTTGTCAAGTATTTTGAGAAACACGGATATATGCCTTCTTATGAAGAAATCATGGATGGAACAGACCTTACAAAATGTACCGTCCAGAGACATATGCGGCAATTGGAGATGGATTCTCTGATTGCCACAGAACATCCGGGAATATCGAGAGCATACCGTTTGACGGAATACAGATACGAAAGGGAAAAATATGGGAAGCAAATTAAAGATGAAAGCGCCAAAGAAAAATAGGGTGTTGGAATGCGATAATCAAATGTCACAGGCATTCGGAAGAGCAATGAAGCAATCGTACAAGGAACTACAGGAAATGCGGGATCAAGCCTACAACGACGGCTTTGATACTGGCGATAATTGGGCGACCGTAGTCAATACTGTAACAATTATGATGGCTTTGAACAAGAAACATAAGTTTTCAACAGACAGGCTTTTGGATGTAGTTCATCTTACTAACGAGTATGTGAGGATGGCAAATAGCGGAGAGAGAAGCTTTATGAGCATGATGGAGGAAATCGAAGAGAAGACGAAAATTAGATTTCCAGAAGAAACCAAAGAATTGGTCAGAAGATTTGGAGCGTAAATAAATGGTTAAAAGAAAGGAATAACACTTATCTAAAGGTCAAATAGAAAGGAGAAAATGGTGCGTGTTGCGTTAATTGATGTAGATGGTCATAATTTTCCAAATCTTGCACTAATGAAGCTGTCGGCATGGCATAAAAAGAACGGCGATTCTGTTGAGTGGTACGAACCATTAACAGCATGGATAAATCCACCAGATAAGGTGTATATGAGCAAGGTATTTACGTTTACGCCGGATTATCCGCATTCTGTATGTGCAACAAAAATCATAAAAGGTGGCACGGGATATGAATATCCGTCTGGTGGGGAGTCATTACCGGATGAAATTGAACACATTTATCCCGATTATAGTCTTTATCCAGAATTATGCAAAGATACCGCTTATGGCTTTCTTACAAGAGGATGCCCTAGAGGATGTGATTTTTGTATCGTAAAGGACAAAGAGGGAAAGAAAAGCTGTAAAGTAGCAGATTTATCCGAATTTTGGAACGGACAAAAGAATATTGTTTTGCTTGATCCAAACATGTTTGCTTGTAAAGACTGGAAAGATTCAAGCCGGCAGTTAATAGATAGCAAGGCATGGATAGATTTTTCGCAGGGCTGCGACATTCGGATTATGACCGAGGAAAAAGCAGAATACATTAAGCAAATGAAAATTAAGCTAATACATTTTGCGTGGGATAGATACGAAGATAAAGATTTCATCGTTCCTAAATTGAGAACATTTAAAGAATTTACAGGATGGAACAGGTCGAAAGTCGTAGTATACGTTTTATGTGGATTTAATACGACAATAGAACAAGACTTAGAAAGAATATACACGATTCGAGATATTGGTTTTTCGCCCTATGTGATGATTTATGAAAAATACAAATTAAAGAAGCGTGATCCGCTGAAAAGAATGCAGAGATGGTGCAATTCAAGATTTATTTTCAATACATGTGAACGATTTGAAGATTATAAAGGTTAATGTAGTGAATTAACACAGAAATCATGGAGGACTGCACAATAGCGTGTCAGTTGCTTACATTAGGAAAGTGAGGATGAAAAATGAGCGAAATTAAATTCAGTGACGGAATGCCAGAAAGAGAAAGGCGTTCCAGCACAAGCATTTATCCAGAAGAATTGATGGATAAAAAATGCGGTGGCTGCATGAGATGTCAGTCAAGAAAAAGGAAGGGCGAAACAGGCTATCATTGCACGACACAGCCGTACACCAAAGACATTTCACCAGAAGACAAAGCCTGTGTCATTTACTGGGACAAAGAAGAGGAAGAGAAGTACAAGGCTTTAATAGAGCAAGACGGAGAAAACCGCAGAAAAGAACTCTGGAACATCTATTCAAAGCGAGAACCAATCAAACTCCCTATCATAAATGATGGTTACGGAATAATTCCAGAATGTCCTATTTGTGGAGAAATGCCATATAGCACTAAGCAGTGCCACTGGTGCGGTCAGAGATTCATTCAAGATAAAGAAGTAGAAGAATACGAAAAGGCGCTGACGAAAGAGGTAACTTGCTTTTCATGCGGTAGAAAGGTAACAGCGAACGTAAGCAAATATAACGGACATATTAGTTATCATTGTCAGTGCGGAACGAGTTTTATCGAATAAGGAGGACACAAAATGTTAATCGGAAGCCATGATAAAAGCCGATTGATCAGTCTTAACAATACACGAGAGCTGCGATTCTGGGAATGTGCACAAGGGTTTAATATAACGGATTGTGTGTGCCCAATTGGTCATTATTCCACCAAAGAAAAAGCCATAAAAGTACTGGATATGATTCAGGAAGCTTATGGAGATTCGGAATACACAAAATATGTAATTCCAGAAGTATGTAGGATATTAAGTATGAAGCCAAAAACGGAAGAAAACAAAGCACATGCGGGAGAACTTGGAGAAATGCTCAAAAAAGGAATGACGTTCCAGATGCCAGAGGATAGTGAGGTGGAAGCATGAGCAGAGTACGAACCAGATTAGAGCAATACAAAGCTGAGATAGAAAAGAAATCGCAGTATAAGCATGGGCTTCCAGGGAGTGCGCTGGATATCGTAAATAGTCTTCTGGACGATCTGGAACAGGACGAGAAAGAAAATGGGTGGATTCCGGTAAAATATCATCAGATATCAGAAAAAGAACGTGCGGAAGAATCCATATCAACTGATATACAGTATATGCTTGACTGCAAAATGCCAGATGACGGACAAGAAATATTGGTTACTAACGGAGAAACAACATGGCAAGATACGTGCTTCATTGATTGTGACGGATATTATCTTGATAGCAATTATGATTGGATTGATATTACGGCATGGCGACCACTTCCAGAACCGTATAAGGAGGATTAAGGAATGCGGTTAATCGACGCAGATAAATTAAAAAAAGATATACTGCTTCAAAATATTTTAGGAGAACCAATACAGAATATTATAGACAGATATATACATATTGTGGACGAGCAACCGACAGCTTTTGATGTGGACAAGGTTGTTGGTGAGTTGAAAAGAGATAAATTCATTGAATCGGAATGTATCTTATCTGATGTACATCAAGGATACAATGCTGGGTTGAGCAGGGCGATAGAAATCGTGAAAGGTGGTGGAAATTGAATGGGTAGATTAATAGATGCAGACTTATTAAAGAAAAACTGCAAGTGCACAGGCGAATTTGAAGATTTTTTCAAATGTGTGTCATTGAGTGAACTTGCTAAAGTAATTGACAATCAGCCGACAGCTTTTGATGCGGAAAAAGTTACGGAATCGCTTATGAACAGATTTCGTGTTGTTTCCAATGATGAGGACTTGGAGTGGAACAGAGCTATAGATTACGCTATTAGAATCTTAGAAGGTGGTGGAGTTGAATGAGAGAAATTCTTTTTAAGGCAAAGCGGATTGATAATGGTAAATGGGCTGAATGGATATAAAGTAAATAACAGAGTGTATCATCAAAAAGTTTACAGCATTGTATTTTCACAAAGTGGTTGGCTTGTACAGTGTGATAAAGACAGTATTTATGCCCCAAACGTTATTTGTGTTGACGTAGAATACGGAAAAACATGGTTCCTCACTCGTGAAGAAGCCGAGAAGAAGCTGGAGGAGATGAAGAAATGACAAGACCTGAGATTACAGCAGAACTATCAGCAATGATCGAAAAGAAAATCAATCCTCACAATGATCCACGTATTTATTGGGCTAAGGAAGTTACATTTGATTATTCGACAGATCATGCGGTCAGAGTGGATTATATGCGGTTCGTGCCAGCAAATAATAGTGTGTCCGGGATAGAAAAAGGTGACTGCTATTGTTATGAGATTAAATCATCAGCTGAAGATTTTCGTTCTGGTCATGGGTTGAATTTTATTGGCGATTATAACTACCTGGTTATGCCAACAGATACATGTGCTGCGGTATCCCTTGAAATTCCACATTATGTAGGAATATATGTACCAGAAGCAAATGATCTTACATGCATCAAAAAAGCAAAGCGAAGAAATCGGACAAGACCTGTGTCTGAAATACTTTTGATGATGTTCCGGTCTGCAAATAGAGATTGTAGAAAAGCAGTAAAACAGCTGGAGGAGATGAAGAATGATTGAAGCGATAAAAGAAATTCTTATGGCGTTGGGAACGTGCGTAGCTGGTGTTATTATTTACGGATTGTTCTGCACAATAATCAACAAATTCAACAGATGGCGCAAGAATGGCTGCAAGATTAAATGTCTTTGTAAACCACATGTATATGAAATTGAATGGCATTGGTGCAGAAATGGGGAAACCAAATTGGTATGTAAGAAATGTGGCAAAAAGGAAACACTGTTTATTGACTATGATTTCTCCAAGAAAAACAATCATTAGGAGGATTAATATGAAACCAGAAGAAGCATTAAAAAAATTAAGATACCCAGAACTTCCAGACGGGTTAGTTATGGTTGATTTAGAAACTAGACAAAAAGCTATTAAGGCGCTTGAAAAGCAGATTCCGAAGAAAGTAGACAACTTATGTGAAATATACATGGACTTCGGGATAGGTAAAAAAATAAAAGTTGGTGCTTACGGTAACTGCCCAAATTGTAATTACAACATAGATATTGTTGGTAAATACTGTACTAGGTGTGGGCAGAAACTGGATTGGAGCGAAGAAAATGACATATAACATTGACGAAAGCGTTATTGCTAGAAGCGTTGACCATTACGGAGAAGAAATTCAGGCAACCGTCTGCATGGAGGAATGCGCGGAACTTATACAAGCAATCAGTAAGGAAAAACGTGGAAAATCGACCGTGATAACATGATAAAAGAAATTGCAGATGTGTTGATCTGCATCGAAATGCTAAAGCAAATGTATATGATTTCCGAAGATAAAATTAATAAGTGGATTGAGAAGAAACAGGCAAGAGAAGCAGAAAGGATGGAAAAAAATGAATAAGAAAGAAATCACAGAGATCAAGAAGCAGTTTACACCGGCGAATTGTGCAATCACACGCATTTGCGGTTGTTATGTGGATGCAGAAAAAAATAAGAAAACCAAAATTAAAGAAGCTTTCCTTTCCCTTCCAGAGGAAGAAATGTTTAAGTATTTTGACATTTTCAAGAAAACCATGTCTGGCAGACTTGGAAAAAGCCTTATGAATCTTGAATTCCCATTAGCACAGGAAAAAGAGGGTGGAACACAGGAATTTCTTATGCGGATCAGAGCAAGTAAGCTTAAAGATGATGATCTTTTGGATGAGTTTTACGACAAAGTGATTGAAAATTACGATTATCCAGAAAATTACTACATAGTTCTCATTCATGCAGTATATGATATTCCAGGAAAAGCTTCTGATGGAACCGAAATGCACGATGCATCAGAAGAAATTTATGAACACATTCTGTGCAGCATTTGTCCAGTAAATCTTTCAAAGGCTGGGCTTAGCTATGATGTGGCTGAAAATAACATCAAAGGCAGAATTCGTGATTGGGTAGTCTCAAGACCAGAAACAGGATTCTTATTCCCTGTATTCAATGACAGAAGTACTGATATTCATGGAACTTTGTATTTCAACAAAAACATAAAGAATATTCATCCAGACTTCATCGAAAACGTTCTTGGCACACCAATTCCACGTATACCGGGAAATGAGATCAATGTCTTTTCAGATTTTATCATGGACAATTTCGAAGGAAACACAACATTCAATTTCACTGAAAGCCTAATTGAATCTTTGCAGGAAGTAAGAGAACAGAAGAAAGACAGCCCGGAGATGATAACTGTATCATGTGATGAAATGGAACAGATTTTTGAATATTGCGGAGTTCCAGGCGAGAAGTTATCAGATTTCAAGGAAAACTGGGAAACGTATTTCAGTAATGAGCCTGCTGCACTTGACAATATCCACAATTCAAAAACTGCAAAAATTGTAACACCAGATGCAACAATCTGCATCCAGCCGGATAAAATTGCTCTGATTGAATTGAAAGAAATAAACGGCGTTCCATCTCTTGTGGTTCCGGTAAATGGAGAACTGAAAATCAATGGAATTGAAGTTGAATTGAGATAAACACTTTTGAAAAATCCAGGAATTGGAGAAAGGAATTTCAAAATTGGCAAATAAAAGAATGTTCACAATGAAAATTGTTGATACAGATGCTTTCCTTGATATGCCGTTATCAACACAATGTCTTTATTTTCATCTAAACATGAGAGCGGACGATGATGGATTTATTGGAAACCCAAAGAGGATTGAAAAAATAATAGGAGCGAATGATGATGATTTGAAGCTTCTAATTGCCAAGAGATTTGTTATCTTGTTTGATGATGGCGTGATCGTTATTAAACATTGGAGAATGCACAACACCCTGTCCAGAGACAGATATATAGAAACTTCATACACTGATGAAAAAAAGAAACTGCTATTGAAAGATAACGGAAGTTACTCACTGACAAATGGAAATTCTATTGATGATACCAAACTAATAGAGCGTTCAAACAGGCAGACGCAGAAAAGACGCAAAATAGACGAACGAAAGACGCACTCAGATAAAGATATAGGTTTAGATAAAGATTTAGAATTAGATTTAGATACAGAATTAGATAAAGATAAAGAAAAAGATATAAATGATTTAATAGTATCTAAAGATACTATTCGTCAGACTGACGTCCAACGAATCATTGATGAATGGAATACTCTGGAAGAATTTGGTATTAACCCTGTAAAAAGAATGACATCAAAACGAGAACAAGCAGTGAAAGCCAGAATCCGTCAGAACCATATGGACGATATCTTAGAAGCCATTGAAAACATTCGCCATAGCAGCTTCTTACAAGGGCAGAACAAAGAAGGCTGGATGATAACTTTCGATTGGTTCTTAAAGCCCGGTAACTTTGCAAAGGTATTTGAAGGGAACTATCTTGATAAATCCGGCAACAAGCCTCAAAGCTACATGGAGAAAATCCAAAACAGGGTAAGCGAGGTGGATAATTGGGTATGACAAGAGAAGAATGGGCGGTACTGGTAAAGGCAATGAAAGCTGTGTACACTTCTCCATCATTTCTGCCAGATCAATATGCTTTTGATACTTGGTACGGACTTTTGAAAGACCTGGATTACAAGCTTTTAAGTTTTGGGTTGAAGAAATATATGCAAACTGAATGGAAAGAACCTACAATAGCTGCATTACGGCAATGCGCGCAGAGCCTTGCGCCACAGTCTGACGAACTGAACGAAACAGAAGCTTGGAATCTGGTATCAAGGGCAATTTGGAACTCTATATACCATGCGGAAGAAGAATTTTCTAAACTTCCAGAAATAGTTCAGAAAGCAGTATCAAGTCCGGGGCAGTTAGAAGAATGGGCGAAATCAGGGAATATAGATGGCACATGGTGGAGTGTAGTTCAGTCTAATTTCCAAAGGACTTACCGGGCAGAAGTACAAAGAGAACAAGAACGAAGAAAACTAAGTCCAGACCTTTTAAAAATTATAGATACTGCCAGATTGGGAGGTGCGGAAAATTGCCAGATAGAAAACCATGGAGAGAATTAAAAAGCACTGAAATTATAGGCTTAAAGCGGAGACAATGCTCAAAATGCGACTATTACAGCAAGAGCGAAAATGCATGGAGCACAAATGCAACCTGTGATTATATCTTGATTGAAGAACATAGCAGAGGATGTGATCCAAGGGATTGTGTTAAAAATGGTATCTTCAAGAAGAAAGCGAGAGGAAAGTCAAGAGTAAAGCGAGTGATTCTATGAGAAAGATAAGCGAAATGTATAAGCGATCTGGAGGTACAGCTTATCAGCATACCTGTTCGGAATGCAGATTCTTCCGTGGTGGTAAGCATCCGCGGTGTTTACAATACGAACTGGAAATTGATTGGAACCCAGATTATATAGCCTGTAAATTTTACAACCTGGAAAAATCTCTGATTGATGGACAGGTAAACATCTTTGATTTGTTGTAAAACGTGATAATTGTATACTTAAAATAGTGCAGAATCGTTCAAAAGAGAATAATGGTAGAAATTATAGGGCATACAAAAGATAAAGAAAAACAGCGCTTAAAACGAGATAATTATATGGAGGGACAATTAATGGAAAAAGCTATATTGTATGCCATAAACGAAAGAATGTTCTCACTTGGTCTGATAGATGAGAAAACAAGAGATAAAATTAAAGCTGAAATCAGCATTAGAAAGTAACGACAATGTATTGAGTGGATTTATATGAGGTGTTATACTTTATATGATTCCACTCCCTGTTTATTAAGGGAGAAATGCACTATGAATATTTATTATGTCAGAGAAAAATTAAGAAATTGCTCTATTTACGACATTGAACTAAATGTTGCTTATTATGCCAGGGTTTCTACTGAAAAAGTTGAACAGCAAGCATCCATTAAGCACCAGGAGGAACATTTTGAAGATCTGATACATTCTAACAACAGATGGAAGTTTGCTGGTTCTTACATTGATGATGGTATTTCTGGAATACATGCGGATAAAAGAGAAGAATTTCAAAGAATGCTCAGAGATGCAAAGCTTGGAAAAATTGACATGATTATAACAAAAGAAATTTCAAGATTTGCGAGAAACACTCTTGATAGCATCCAATATACCAGAGAATTGTTGTCTTACGGCGTATGCGTGTGGTTCCAAAATGATGGAATTAATACTATTGATGATGATAGTGAATTCCGACTTACTATTATGGCCGGGGTAGCGCAGGACGAAATCCGCAAGCTTTCTTCAAGAGTAAAATTTGGACACGCACAGTCAATCAAAAACGGTGTTGTTCTCGGACACAGAATGTATGGATACTCAAACAATCAAGGAAAACTCGAACTGATTCCAGAAGAAGCAGACATGGTTCGAATGGTCTTTCGAGACTATGCTTCTGGAATGTCTACACCAAGAATTGAAAAAAAACTCTGGAATATGGGATATAGAAGTTTCAAAGGCGGTAAGATCAGTAGAGATGTCATAAAAAATATTATTCGGAATCCAAAATACAAAGGATACTATTGCGGAGGAAAAGTAAAGGTTGTCGATATGTTCACAAAGAAACAAGAATTTCTTCCGCAGTCAGAATGGATAATGTTTAAGGATGATGGTTCCAGAGTACCGCAGATCATTGATGAAACTACCTGGAAAAAGGCAAACGCATATTTAAGAGAACGTGGAGAAGCCATAAAATCAAGAAGAACCTCTTTTAAAAACGAAAATATTTTCACTGGAAAACTTTTCTGCGCAAATGACGGAGCGCCATACTGGATGAAGCAGCATTATATTCGAGGAAAAGAAGATGTTCGATGGGTATGCAGTTATAAGATAAAAAACGGAGCAGCTTCATGCGATTCATTCGGACTGGCAGAATCAGAACTGAAAGAAATAATTGCAGAATTAATAAATAAATCTTCTGAAAATATTGACAGCATTTTGGAAGAATATTTTGAAATTTTGCAGTCCTCGATCAAAAACATTCCAGACAATAAAAACGAAATCTCACGACTTGAAAAACAGATTGATCTGTTAAAACAAAAACGTGAAAAAATACTGGAATATAATCTGGATGGAAAAATATCTGATGATGAGTTTATTTCAAGAAATAAAGAATACGTGAAGCAGATAAAACAGATTGAGAGCCATATTCTAGAAATCCAAAATACAAAAAGTCCAGAGCCAGTAGAAATACAATTAAGTGCTATTAAAGAACAGTTAGAAAAGTTTAAAGGCGTTACTCCACAGGACATTAACAGGCAGATTGTCAATGAACTTTTTGAGAAAATTACCGTTGAACCGTTGGCGGTTACATGTGCAACACTGACATTTCAATTAAGGTCTGGAAGCCTTGAAAAATGGGGGTTTCCCTTGCGCCGTTCTGACGATATGATTTTAACTCTACATCCAGAACAACACAAGATATTTAGTAGGAAAACTTGCATTAAGACACAAGATATGGTATTTTTCAAATATAAGTACCTTTTAGCGCTATAAGAGAAAAAATGGGAGTGGAATCAATGATACATACAGCTTATGACGTAATGAAAGAGTTTTTAATCACGGATGCAGACCTTGATGGTAAGTACGGAATACCGAAAATTCCAAAGACTTTTATCCATCCAGGCAAAGATACTGTAGACTTTGCGGAGAGCTTCAGCCGAAAGATTAAGAACCACCTGGAACTGGATGTAAACTTCTACGTGGATGATGTACAGTTTCAAAGATTATGGAATCAGCCAGACAAGTATATGGAGCATTTAAAATGTTTTCATGCAGTCATTATGCCGGATTTTAGCATATCGGTAGGCAAGAATGGAATGCCACTGGTAATGTGCCTGTGGAATAAATACCGCAATCACGCACTGGCTCACTACATGATCTTGAATGATATTCCAATAATTCCGAACGTAAACATATTACCAGAATACTGTTGGGACTGGTGCTTTGATGGGCTACCAGAGGGAAGTACAGTTGCCTGTTGCACCAATGGAAGAGTAAAGAGCAAGGTGGCACGGTTGGAATTTTGCGTTGGTTTCAAGGAGATGGAACGGAGATTGAAGCCACTGAGAGTTATCATTGTTGGAAGAATCCCGGAAGAATTAGAAACAGACACGGAGATTATAAACTTTGAAACCAGGAATCAGAAGATTAACAAGGAGGGCGTGAATGGGGACAACGACTGATAATTACCAGAGAAAGAAGAAACTTTCCAAGTCCCAAGTGAAGAGGACAGAACGCTTAGAGAAATCATCCCACAGAAGATATGGAACACGGAAGAAAGAAGGATTAAATAAATTGTGAATTTTGAATCATTTGAAACTTTACGCTATAGAAATATTTGTGCAAAATTAAAATTTAAGTGGCAGCTAGAAAATGCGAGAATTTTTCTGGTTGCCACTTTTTTTCTGGATTTCCTTGATTTTTGGCCGCCAAAATGATGTTGGAATTTGGAGATTATTCATAAGTTAGTTGCAACTATTGAAGTCTTGAACAGCTGCGACTTTTCCGCCGGCACAAATCAACCAGGGACAGCACCGGGAACCGATACAGCGCCGAGCTGATGAAGCCAGGAAACCACCCGGAACAATTGAACACCAACGAAGCAGACCGCCAGCCGTAGTTGTGGCAAATAAAAAGCAACCGACCACGAATAATAAGCCATAACAAAGAATACCGAATAATACAATAATAGTCTTGCTAAATGCGTCTTTAATGGCTTTTAATGTATTTAGCCTATACTTTATCGACTGCGGTTATAAAACGCCTTAAAATGGCAAATATGGTGCTATACAAGCGTATTGCAATATAGTTGTTGTAGCCATAATTGTTATATAGCCCGGACAGCTTCGGCAGATCAACGCAAAGCCGGCACAAATAAGCGGACACAATGCGCCAATTGAAAAGGTACACAAATAAAGCATAGCCGAACATAGCTATACAAGGCTATTATACACCCATAGCCGCAGACAGTCAATAAACCATACAACACACTATAAAGCGTTTTAAAGGCTCATAAACGGCTTATAATGCAAACGTGGCATAAATCACCATTAACAGCATAAAAAACGATTTACGGATAAAATAGCGCGTTAATTGATTGACTTATTATATTAACTTTGCAAGGTGTATCTGGCAGAATGCCAAAAAACCGCTTGCACGCCGTGAACGTGCCGACGGGCTGGATACCGGGAAGCGGTAAAAAATCAATCAGTTATACCTAAATATTCCATAGTTTTTTTATCAATCTCTTTCCCAGTAATAGTCGGGGAATAAATACTTTCTAAAAATTCTATGTAATTGTCTAGCTCATCAACAGAAAGTGTTATTAATTTATTAAATATTTTATCACTCATGTTTTTATCTTTCTTCCCTTCACCCTGGGAGCCAGGATATAAAAAGACGCGCCCTATTATTTAAAGTCATTTTTGTAACAGCTGGAAGACTGCGGAAAAATTCCCGGCGGTCGTAATCATCTTTAATATTGAATTGTCTGTCGCTTGTGGGGATGATCTCGCTCCCGATAAGCTCCATACAGGAAAGTTGTAAACAGTCCACATTTTTCGTCGATCGGTGCAAGGCGTACCGCATTATAGACCTTTTACCATCCCGGCGCTTTACCGAGGGCATATCCCAATAAGCTAATTTAATAGCTCCATCGGAAACAGCCTTGAAGATTTCCATTGCTTCCTTTTCAGATTTTCTGTTGATCGTATCAATTACGGAGAAGTCGCCGCTTTTTATGGCGGTGATTGTTTGCGCTTGCGTGGCTTTCATGATTGTTACCATTTTAAAGCCCTCCAAAAGTTTTATTTTTCTTGTAACATTTGTTCCAAAAATCAACGACTTTTTCCGCTTCTTTTTTTGTACTGCAAATATTCGCGGAAGTAATGCCGGGGATTTGCAAGGAAAATAATAAATTATCAGAGCTTGAGACTCGAAGAACAGACGCAAAGTTTTTATTGTTTGTGCGTGTTGAAATTGCTATATAATGATATTTCATGTTTTAGAACTCCATTTGATTAGGAAAACAGGCGAGAAAGCCCCGCCCGGAAATTGTTTATTTAATTCAAACAAGCGTTTATTTTCTCTTCCAGATGCGGGAACGCTTTACAAATTTCTTGCACGCTGTCGGCGTAATAATCGCCTACAATATCACCAAAAATCTTGATATTTCCAGAGTAAAAACACCCTAAATCATTAAACCAGATATCAAGCCCAGTTGCCTGCTCCTTTTTGTCATTGTACCACATGTCAATTTTTATCATGTTTTTAATCCTCCTGATTTTATTTTAAAGACTTCCGGGGAAAGTTCCCCGGATTGATATAAAAGTTAGTTATTTATGCCTTTTTTGCGTGTTTTTCAAGTTTTCTGTACAGAAGATACACGGCTCTTTTTTCTGCCTGTTCATCTGTAAATTTTTCTTTTTCTGTTTCTGTCTCGTCCAGGAGATCGCCGAGAAAATCAACAGCACTGTTTAAAAAAATATCGTTAGAAACTGGAAAAGCTGACGGTAAGCCCTGCATCCAATCCATGAACAAATCAGCTTTACTAATTCTTCCGGCTTTGTATCTGTTATCAAACTGTAATTTTTCAATGTAAAACATGTTCATAATATCTTTACAGATATCGTTGTACTCTGTTTTCATTGTGGAGCCGTCAAATGTATAATATTCCTCGGCTGCTTCGTAGCTGTCCATGATAACCTTTTTAATTCTGTTCATAACTTCTTTTGAATTTGTTTTTAACATTGCTTTTTACCTTCTCCCCTGTTATAATAGGGTTGCCTTTCTTTTTAGTTTGGTGCCCGGTTTGGTTTGGAAGATCGCCGGGCTTTTTTATTTTCTGGGAACTAGAATTTTTCAATTAATCAGTCCGTTTTCCTTATGTCCTCATTGGCTTGAGTGGTTCGGGCGGTTCCGGTTGTTTGTTTCTTTTGTTCCTTTGTTGATATTATAATACCACATATAATGCACTTATACAATATGGAATAATAACTAAATAATGCACTTATATAGTGGCGCTTAATTGTACATTGTGTATAATGCACTTATATTATTGACAATATAATGCACTTATGATATTATCATTATAAAAAGGAGGGCTTACAATATGGAAGAATTAAAGACAACAGAAGCACAAAGAAAAGCCGTTAGAGAATACGAGAAGAAGAACGACCGTATAAATATAATATTTCCAGCTGGTACAAAAGAAAAAATGAAAAAGCTAGGAATCGAAAAGCCAAATACATTTATAAAGGAAGTAATAGCGGCAGAGCTTGAAAGAATGGAGAAATATAAAAAATAATGCACTTATATTATTGACAATATAATGCACTTATGATATCATAAAGATAGTTAAAGAAAACCAATTACACAGCCCCAGGAGGGGCGGACAGGAGGAAAAATGGTAGTTAACGAAATGAGAGGAAACCAGTTCTTTTCGGGAAACTGTATTTACAGACCGGAGAATTACCCGGAGGAATGGCGGGAACGCCTGGAAGCTGGCGAGGCTATCAGCTACGAAGAGGACGGCAAGCAGTGTCAAATATGGTTAGAGGAAGAAGAGGAAGAAGAGGAAGAATAAAAATAAAGCCCTAGGAAATTATCCAGGGGCTTTTAATATGCTTATTTGTGGCGGCTATGGACAGAGTACAGACCGCCGCCGAGCCTGTTAATATTTTAATAACACAGCTTTTGGCAAATTGTCAAGAAAAATATTTTTAAAATACCGCTCGACATTTTTCTAAAACTTCTTTAGGCTATCAGATAACGAGAGCTGACGGAACTCAGGAAGGGCAGAGGCTGAAAGTACACAGAATCGTTAATTAAACAACACGCATAACAAGCCAGATCACGCCGGATAGAAACTCCTGGAAGGTCTGGCTTTTATTATGCAAATCTGCGAAAATGTAGCCGCCCTTATATTATATATAATTATATAATTATTCTCTGCCCTTCCTAGATTCCTAAAGCTGGAGTTTATTAAAAGATATGCTATACAGTACCGTATAATAATATATAAGATATAAATATAAATAAAGATTATAATATAATACCCTAATTATTATTTATTAATTATTGACAAAATAATGGGTTTTATTTTATGCAAAATTAAATTTGACAAGATATTAAAAACTGTGTTAAGGTATCAGCAACAAAGAAAACAGAATATTTTATTTTAAGTTTTAGAGAATGTACCCGAACACCCGGAAGTTTTCCGGGAATAAGCTTTACCCGGTGACATTCTCTTTTTTATTTGTAAATTAACGTGTTAAAGTGAGGTGATAATATGAAAGATAATACAGTAAATGTACAAGACGTAGATATCTATTTAGATAATATTAATATATATGCTGATGAGTATATAGATACTGTATTATGTATATCACCAGATAACGAAAACTATAAGAAAGAAGTATCAGATAGCTTTGTAGATATGATTTTTTATATTGCAGATCATATACAAAAGCCAAGTAATGACAATATAGAGCTATTAGATAAAATGTTTAATACTTATGTGAGATTATGCAGTAAATATCATGTATTGCCAACATTAGAAGTATTTAGCTTTTTAGTTGGGATTAATCGTACAACGTTTACTGACTGGATGAATGGAGTGTATAGAACAAACTCATCACATGGTGACACGGCTAAAAAATGGTTTGATATTTGTAAAAACTGTGCAATTAATAGACTGCATAACCAGACCGGAACAAATGCGAATTTGATATTTGTTGCAAAAGCAGCCTATGGCATGGCAGAAACGGCACCAGTACAAGCAACACAACAGTACGGCGTACCACAGCAGACCGCGCAGCAGATCGCAGAGAAGCACAGAGCCGCTTTACAGCTTCCAGAGATGGAAAAGCCGGAGTTGTAAAGCCTGTAAGAACACAGAAACAATAAAAATGTACATGAGGGACGGACAAAATGCAGTAAACGCATGGAATCGTACAATATACACAATAATGACGATTATATTTGTGCATTATGTATAGATTTTTGAAGACATCTATATAAAAAACAAGTGTTTATCATATAGATACATATGTTCGAGAAAATACGTTCGGTAAATTCTACTTGACCATTGCCAATGGCATACGATAAACAGCGACCAGGTAAGGGCAGCGGGTCCAATGGGGCGGCGGGCTGACTTGCCAGCGTCTGCACTGGATGACCGGGAGGGGGTTATATATAGACCTCTGGCTGGCGTAGTCAGTTCCTCGAGTTTCCAAAAAAACAAAAAGAACTCTTTCAACATCAACGACTCCACATGGCAGGGATAGTGATTGCAACACGACAAGCAGTAAGCCTTAACTGTTTCTCTGCCAACACTAAATAAGGCAGTACCAAGAAAGGCAGGTATAAAACATGAAGATAGGATACGCAAGAGAATCTGGATTATGGTTCCCGTTGGAAGCAAAGAAAAAGATACTTTTGAACGAAGAAATTGACTCGTTTATTTTCGATTTGGCAGATGAAAATAATAATTTTAGACTTCTTTGTGAAAACATGAAAAAGGGTGATTCATTAATTATTTGCGGAGTTGATGATATTGGAAATACCAAGAATGAAATCGAAGAAATATGGAGACGGCTTTGTAATTTGGATATTGAAATCTATGTACTCACAGCTCCGACGTTGTTTTACAGTGAGAGCATGACACTAGAACAATCGTTTATAAGAGATGTGACACGTAGCGTACTTGCTTCTCAGGTTGAAATTGCTAATCAGAAATTAAAAGCAATAAACGATTTGTGATAACTGATAACATTCGCAGAAAGGTAGGCACAAGATGGAAAAAATAGTAAGCAATGACGGATACCTTCGGTCAAGGTTGATGGATATAGCACAACAGCTTTTGAATATTTGTAACGAAACCGGAAATTCAAATATTCAACTCATGACATCATCTTGTGAGAATGGGAAAGGTATTACGCTTCTGGCTAAAGCCGATGACAAACCGATTCTTTCCGTAAAGATGGATACTGCCTATGAAAAAGCATAACCCACAATCCGAATCCATCCGCATCCGATTTTCCGAAAAACAGAAAAAAAGGCTCCTGGAAGAGAAGAACCGGACTGACAGGAGCGTATCGGATATTGTAAGACAGGCAGTTGATGAATATTTCGGGAGGAAAAGACGTGCTTAAATTTTTTTCAAAAAATAAAAAAGGCGTTTCAGTTCCAGAAGAATACGAAAAGAAATTCCCGAATGCAGATACCAAACGCATAAGGAAAGACAATATAGTTGTTCATTCGAGTGGAATATGTGCAGATGGGAAATTTTACAACACAGAAAATGCAGAAAAGATATTTACCGATAATATTGACTGCGACCATTACGGATATACATGTTATTCAGAAAAGACTTATTTTTTAACAGCAAAGGGAAATTGGTTTTCAGCATTTACAGTTATTAATGGCTATAGAGAAGAGAACCAAGAAGAAAATACAATAACAACGTGGGTACATATTGCTTATGGCTCTTTGCAAGTTGAAGACAAAGAAAATATAAAAATATTATTGGGAAGGAAAGACATTGACCTTTACAAGAAATATTTCGGGGAGGTGGAAGAAGGATGATGAATTATTTTTTATACAGTATTGGGAATGATGTCCGTTCATGTGAAAAAGAAGAGTATATTCCAAGAGATGCTACTGGAATACTTAAAGTACAAAATGGAGAAGTATTTTCAAAGGAAAACGGAGAATGGAAAAAGTTATCCATGCTATACGCACCAATAAGTGATAACAAGGATAGTCTTCCCGAATCCCCCATTGATGTAGCGTCTATGCTTATCAATGCCACAGTAACTAACGAACTACCGACTGAGAAAATTCCACTGTCTTCATTATTGGAGCAGAAAACATGGGAAATTCCAAAATACAACATTCTACAGTTGGAAGAGATTGCGAAACACCTCCTTCTCTACTGTGAAACTAAAAGAAAGGGGCGAGAAGATGTCTTTAGTAAAAATCACAAACCCCAACCCCAATGATTGGCTCGGCACAAAATATTTCATTGATGGAAATGAAGTTCCGAGAGTAAGATCAATAAATTTCCATACCGCAGTATATGAAATTCCAGTATTTGAGTTTGAAATGATGGCTGTCCCAGACATTGAAATGGAATGCTTGGCACAAATCGGTGTCACTTCTCAATCAATTACTGACGCAATTTCAGTTTTAAGGCACGAACTGCTACAACACGGAGAAATTTACAATGGATTCAAAGCAAGCCTAAAATCGGCTTTAGAATCCTACAATTACTGTGGAATGCCATTTGAGCCAGAAGAAGAGATTGCAGAAAAGATTTTGAATTTCTTAATTGGGGAGGAAAAAGAAAATGAATGCACTTAATGTAATCGGAACAGCTGTAAATCTTGCATTTTTCGTTCTGGTTCTTGCCGGTACTTTAGCCATACTGGACGAAGAAGGAAAGACAAGCGTAATACAGATTTTATTCTGTATTTGTTTAGAAATATGTTTCGCACTGAATATTTTCTTAATTTGCACGAGGTAAAGGAGGATATAGAAATGAAATTTTCAGAAGCATTAAAACTTATGAAACAGGGAGCAAAAGTGAAACTTCCAGGATGGAATGGTTACTGGTGTTGGGACGATGAAAAACAGACGATTATGATTCATTGCAGACCAAAAGATTCCGATCAAGGCCAGGGAGCAGTTCTCGATATCCGTGAAACACAGAGAGTAGAATATACTTTCATGCACACACAGCGAGATGACTGGATGATTGCTGATGAGAATAACTGTGGTGTTCTTGGTGGTCAGTCAACATTTGGATTTGGTGACGCTATCCGTTATCTGAAAAGAGGACTTAAAGTGTCTCGTAAAGGCTGGAATGGAAAGAAACAGTACATTCAGATTGCCACTGGAATTTCATATAAGACTGCTGATAATGAAATTGTAAATTGTGAACATGATGCAATCGGAAACAAAGCCATTGCTTTTGTCGGAACATCTGGCGTACAGATGGGATGGCTTGCATCTCAAGCAGATATGTTAGCAGAGGATTGGATTTTTGCAGAATAAGAGGAGAACCCCATGTATTTACCGATTCCAATTGGAATTATCCCGATTGAATTAATCGAAAGGGTTAAATTCATAAAAGCACAGCTTCGACTTAATCCATGTAGGTTCGGGAAAGCCTATGAAAGTGATAAGTCGAGGCATCCAGAGTAGCGTAAGCTCTTATTGATGAATACGCCAGGAATTATTGAATATTTAGAAAAAGAAAATTTCCCTCCTGGAAAAGAGTAATCAGTAAGAGCGGAAAGTTTATATACTTGTTTAGCTTAATATCACGACTTCCCCGGTTTTAATGGTGCGCCGGGGTTGATGGGCTATCGCCAAACGGTTAAGGCACAGCACTTTGACTGCTGTATTCGCTGGTTCGAATCCAGTTAGCCCAGTTTGCGGTTTTGCTAACGCCGCAAGTTCATTTTATAACACTCTTTTCTGAAATCTAAAAGCGTTTCAGAAAACCTTTGTTGCGGTTGGTGGTCAAGAACTGCAACAGTGCCGGATTGTTTGTCATGGCGGTCAAATAATTCGGTATCTTAGGAAGCTTAGTTCAGCGGTAAGAGCAACGGCCTCATAAGCCGTAAGTCCTGGGTTCGAATCCCAGAGCTTCCATTTCTTCTAAATGCCATTCATCCGTAATATGGGTGGAAAAAACTTCCAGTTGAGCGTGTGGATTAGGTAAATTTATAGGTGCGATACGGCGTAGCCTAAATGGATCTGATTTCCCGGCTGGTATATCTCGGAGTTAAAAACATTAACGCAGCGCACGTTAATAAAAGGAGTTTTCAAGAGATGCCGTTCAAAGACGCATAAAAATATCCAGTGAATCTACAGCACTAAAACTTGTAGATAGTGGAAAGCATAACACGATAAACCTATTGCTAACCCGGTTTTTCCGGGTTCCGGCAGGATAGAGAAGTGGAATCTCGCAAGGCTCATATCCTTGAGAACGGCGGTTCGAATCCGTCTCCTGCAATTCCATCTACCAGGTGTAGATAGGATATCTTACTTTAGCATAGCTATTGTTAGTTCTTGCACATAAATGCGGATGCGTTTGTGTGCATTCGTGCAGGCATATAGACGCAACTCACTAGCGATCTTGTGCAAAAACTTTTTAGAGAGATAAGACCAATGCCCGTGAGGAGTGGTAGTCGGGGATTCTAAAAAAATCATCTAGTTTAGCGTTTTATGATGAAAAAAGAAACATAGCTCAGTGGTAGAGCAATGATATTGAATATCATGTGACACAGGTTCGATTCCTGTTGTTTCTATCTGGCAAATTGCCATTGCCAGAAGTTGCATTTTCCCCCTTAAAGTTCCAGTGTTTCTCGTTGGGAGATTTATGCCGTTCAAGTCGGCACACTGGATTTTTTTTAACAAGAGGTGTTTATGGAAGAAAAATGTTGCAAGAATTGTAGAAAACATGATGACTTCACATGGGCTTGCTTCAATGGTGATAGCAAATATTGCGCAGACTTTACAGAGCCAGAGTGTTATTGTGAGTTTTGGGAGAGAAAAGAAGATGGAGATATGTGGTAAAGAAATAAAAGATGAATGCTCACACTGCGGGAATATCCTCGAATGTGAGTTGTTTCGCCAGGGGCATGGAATAAAACAGGAACGTGAAAACATAGCTAAAATGATCGCCTGTCAGATGAAACACAGACAGAAGAGGGAATTTGAATGCTAAATTTACTTGATAAACGCAATTGCCCTGTTTGCGGTGGAATATTGAAATGTGAAAATGCCGATTTCACAAACCCTTTTATAGAAAAAGGACTCTTTTTAAATGTGACATGGCAATGCACCAATTGCGGCGCTGAATATACTGCAAAACTTGAATTAACTTCAAACGGATATGATGTGCAAGACCGTGAAGCACATATTGATGTAGAGGATAATTTTTCAGCCGAAAAAATTTATGCTTGGAAGAGACAATTTTCGAAGACAGAGGTGGTAAATATGAAATTTGAGGATATGGCAAACTGGACAGAAGAACAGTTGAAAAATGAAGTTGTTCGTTTGGCTGATGAATGCGAGAAGAAACAGCATATAATCCTGGACTATAAAGCTTTATCGGAGACACTTAACCAAAAGCTTCTTGAAAATGATAACTGGAAGCTTCCAACTGATGAAGTTGAAAATGTAAATACTGGTCATCCATCTATCGAATGGTATGAACAACGCCACCAGGATGACTGTATTAGAATCAACGAGTTAACTGTTACTGTTGACACATTGGTTGACCGATACGCTAATTTAAGGAAAAACAAAGGGATGTGCTGATATGGGTGAAAAGGAAGAATTAAAGCATTTCTTTACATGTAATGGAAAAGTTATTGAAACAATACCAGAGATTTCAATTTCGGATGGTGCTGTTATCGAAGGTGGTATTCTTCACAAAAATGAGGATGGCACACTTTGTAGCATAGGAAAGCCGTTAAGTATTGAACTTGAATTTAAATTAAGTAATGAACTATTTTGGACACTAGTTGCCCTAAATCGAATAAACCAGAATAATTTCCGAAAAATGCATGGCATTCTGAAACGGAGGAAAATTAATGGATCAAGAAAAAACAAAAGGTTGTCCAGAATGGAGAACACAAGTACAGCAGGCACCTGCCAAAGAAATTGTTGACTTTGCAAAAGCACATCCATGCGATTATATGAGAAAATGCTTAGAGCAATATCCGTATTGGGGAAACCAATACAATGGTTTTAATAGGAAGAAATTTAAGGAGATTTTTAATGAGCATTAAATCAGCATTAGAATCCGAAGGGATAGATTTTTCTGAATACATGAACCCACCCGAGCCGTGGAATGGACAGGCATTGATACGGAATATTAACGGAACGAAATACGCCTGTTGTCCTTTTTGCCAGAAGAAAGCGCTTCTGATTAGCCCAAACACGAAGATTCAGCACTTGAAACTGAAATGTAAGGGTAGTAATTGCAAGAAAGAGTTTGAGGTGAATGTATGATATGGAACGAAGAAATATCCTTTGATGGATTCCAAAATAAGATTGATGAGTGGTACAAGGATAAAGACTTTGAACTGTGCGACCCACCTGTCAGTGCTCAGTTTGCTTTAGACTTGATCTTCAAGACATTAGTAGATGATAGAGAAGATTATCCATATCTCACAACTATGTCAGAAAACGTAGAACAGACAAATAGCATTATGCTTGATTTAATTCTTCGTAAATACAGTCGCAAATACAGAAAATACTTGAAATCAAAAAGAAAGATGGTGAGCAAATGAACAAAATCAGAAAAATATGTTGGATAATTGCGAATTTCATAATATCCAAATGGGTAGCAGATTATTTAATAGCTACAATACAAATGATGATTGAAAATCATTGGGGATTTTCTGCAGTACCATTACTGTTTATGGCAGTATTCGCAGAATGGAAAGTAATTGAAAATATTTTTACGGAATTAAAAAGATGATTTTATCAAGAAAGGATATGTATGACAAAACAAGAAGCGGTAGTAGTTGAAACCTACACAGGAATTTGTATGCTTACAGGGGATGACCGAAAACTTGCATACGAATACGCAGAAAAACTTTTAGGTCATCCGATATATACACATGAATTTCCAAAATATGCTAACAAGCTGAAAGAACTTAGTAAGCCAGATTTTATTGAAATTTGCAGAAGGTTAGGTGATTGAATGAACCCAGTATTTATATTTCTAGTGGTATGCGGAGCGGCAGTAGTATGGTTCCTGCTTTACAAATTATTTCAGCCACTAGGTAAATTATTGAACCACATTGGCAGAAATGCTATTGATGAGTTAAATAAAGACGAAAGTCAAAAAGAGGAGGATAATAAATGAAAAAAGGACTTTTAGGTGGAATTGGATTAGCTGTTGTAATCATTGCAGGACTTATATGTGTTGCAAAGTGCAGTGTGAGAGTTCCGGCTGGTTACATTGCGGTAGAGTACAAAATGAACGGAGGAATCTCTAAGAATGTACTTACACAAGGATGGCATTTGATTTCACCTACAGTAAAAACTTCACTGTATTCCGTTGGAATCGAGCAGTCTTATCTTACATCTGAGGATAAGGGCGATTCTCCAAAAGATGAAAGCTTCAAGACACCAACAGCAGATGGTAAATCGCTTCAAGTTGACCTTGAATTTTCTTATAAATTCGATCAGAGCAGAGTAACTGATGTATTTACTCAGTTCAAAGGTCAATCCGGGGAATCTGTGAAAAATACTTTTATTAAGCCTAAGATGAAAGCATGGACGCAGGAAGTAACTGCGAAGTATCCAGTAACAGATGTTTTCGGTGATAAACGCCAGGAACTGAATGAAGCACTTGACGAATATCTTAAACAGAAGTTTGAGCCATACGGAATTATTATTGATACAGTAAACTTTACTTCTATTTCCACCGATGATGAAACACAGGCTGCAATTCAGAAGAAGGTAAATGCACAGCAAGAATTAGAACTTGCTAACATTGAAGCTAAAACAGCCAAAGTACAAGCTGATAAAGATAAAGAAGTTGCACTGATTGCTGCTGAACAGGAAAAAGAAAAAGCATCTATCCAAGCGGAACAGGCAAAGATTGATGCAGAAGGAAAAGCAGAAGCAATTAAGATTAAAGCAGAAGCTGAAGCAGAAGCAAATAGAAAAATCGCAGAATCTCTTACTCCCGAACTGATTGAAAAACAGAAGATTGATAAATGGAATGGTGAAGTACCAAAGATTCAAGGAGGTAACACTTCTACCATCGTAGATACAAGAGACATGACAGCTGATGAGAATGTTAAATAATAAGTAAACCAGTCAAGAGAGCCACATGAGAGCCAGACTAAATCCTAAAAAGAAAGGAGGTCTGGCTCTATTTTTATGGGAAAAATTACAGAAGGTTCGCTTGAATGGTATCGGGCAGTACTGAATCAGATTATCAGTAGTGACATGACAATCTATCAGAATCAAAAAGATTGCCTTGATTTGCTCTTAAATATGAATATTGACCTTCCTTTCAGAAAGAACCAAGAAGCACGGAAAATGGCTATGAAAGTAAGTCAATACTCACATAACATAGCAGAGAAGTGTGCTGCATTAACTGGCAGTGGTGATTTTGATGATATCTACTGGCAGTATTTGTTGTTGGAAGCACCACATTTATTTGAAAGTTACTTGCTTTATATGGAAAAAAATAGACCAGACAGCAAGAAATTTTATATTCCACGAAGAAAAACACTACATGTGGTAGCCCAAGACCTACAAGATTTGGAAGAAAGAAAGATAGAGTTTTACGGTTTATCGCTTCCGAGCCGTGTTGGAAAATCCACTATGTGTATTTTCTTTATGTCATGGATAATGGGTAAAAGACCAAATAGCCATAGTGCCATGGGTGGTCATTCTGGAAAACTGGCAAAAGGATTTTACGGAGAACTTCTTAATCTCATTAATACACAGGAATACAACTATAGTGAAATTTTTCCACAGTCGAAACTTCAAAAACAGAGTGCTGATGATTTTGAAATAAACCTGGACAATCCAGACCGATTTGCAACAATGACTTGCCGTGGTATTGAAGGTACTTGGACAGGTGCCGTTGACATTTCTTCCGATGGGTATTTGTACGTGGATGACCTTGTAAGAGATAGGCAACATTCATTAAGTCCTACCCGATTAGAAAACACATATCAAGAATATCTAAACAAGATGGTTGACCGTAAGATTGATGGTGCAAGAGAACTTATGGTTGGAACCAGATGGAATTTATATGACCCTCTTGGAAAAATAGAGAAGCTAAATCGGGATAATCCAATGTATCGGTTTAGAAAAATTCCAGCTTTGAACGATGATGGTGAATCCAATTTCGATTATGAGTATGGCGTTGGATTTTCAACAAAATATTATGTTGATATGAAAGCTAGGTTAGACGCTAACGAATGGGAAGCCAAATATCAGCAAAAGCCCTTCTTGCGTGAAGGAATTGTGTTTGCAGCTGACGAATTGAGATATTATAACGGCGTTCTCCCAGAAGGTGGATTTGTTAAAAATGTTTCTGCTTGCGATGTTGCGTGGGGTGGTGGCGATAGCTTATCAATGCCAGTGGGTGCAGAATACGAAAATGGAGATGTGTATATATATGACTGGATTTTTAGCACAGCGCCAAAAGAAGGAACATTGCCATTAGTTGTTGGAAGAATCATGGGAAATAATATTCAATCTATCAATTTTGAAGCAAATAATGGTGGAGATATGTATGCCTATTATGTAAATGAACGGTTGAAGGAACATAAATACGCTTGCAGCACGACAAGTACAAAAGCACCTTCAAAACAAGCAAAAAAAGAAAAAATAAATCAGTATTCCGGGGATGTTAAGCAGAATTTCATATTTTTGGCTCCGAAATATCAAGACAAGCAGTATCAAAAGGCTATGGATGAATTAACGACCTTTGTATATATTGGCGATAATGAGCATGATGACGCCGCAGATGGAGTTACACAGCTTGCAATAACACTTGCTGGAAAAAGATTTGCAGAAGTAAAAGCAACCAAAAATTTTATGTGGGGAAGGAGATAGAATATGATGACTGCAACTCAATATTTACGCCAGATTGAAAATTATGATAACAGAATCAAAAACAAGCTTATCGAAGAAGAACAGCTCAGTTCTCTTTCCACAAGTGTATCTGCAATTCCTGTTGGAGAAAAGGTACAAACTTCTGTAAAACGTGATCCGATGGGAGATATGATTGCAAAGATATTTGATCTGCGAGAAGAGATTTCAGAAATGATATCTGAATTTTTACAAAAAAGACAAGAAATAGTCCGAACCATAGAACAGGTTGAAGATCCATTACTATATGACATATTATTTAAGCACTATGTTGAGTACAAATCTTTGGTTCGCATTGCAGATGAGATGGGTTATTCTGAAATACATATTAAGAAAAAACACTTAAAAGCTTTGGCAGAAGTAAAAAAGATAAAAGGTTTTGAAAGATGATACCGAAGTATACTGAATGATACCGCCAATATGTGTAAAATATAAAGTAGAGCATTGGATTAAAATATCCAGTGCTTTTTATTTTTCAGAAAGGATGGTTCGGCTCGTGAGAAATACAATGAATTTTGTAGATTTATGCCGAGGTGAGTTCGGGCGAAAAGTGGCCTACACAGGCGTTGACCGAATCACTCCACAAAATGTAGTAAAAGTAGTATCAGATACAATTGGCATACATAATAGAAACCGAACATTAATTGATTACTTGTATCGGTACATGAAAGGCGATCAGCCGATATTATACCGAAACAAAATAGTCCGTCCAGAAGTTAATAACAGAGTGGTTGAAAATCACGCGTTTGAAACTGTAAAATTTAAAGCTGGACAGATTTGTGGGGAGCCAATTCAATATGTATGTAAAAAGAAAAATGCAGATGAAAAAATAAATGAGCAAGTTGACCTTCTGAATGACTATTTGGATGAAGCCAATGCAGATGCAAGAAACATCCAAAGGGCAATATACCAGAGTGCAACAGGAACTTCTTATAAGGCTATTCTGAAAGAAGAGGACTGGACAGAAAACGGAGATTTACCACCGTTTAGAATTTTCATCCCATATCCAGGTGATTGTTACATTGTATATTCGCAGAGAAACGGGAAACCAATGCTGTCCGTTCAGATTTTAAAGGATGAAGACGAACAGCAATATTATTTATGTTATTCAAAGAACCAGTTTTTTGAAATCAAGAATGGAAAAGTAACCAACTACGGCATCAATGGTTTTGGCGGGATTCCTATTGTTGAATGCCCGAATAATCACGACAGACTATCAGACGTTGAAATTGCAATCACCTTATTTGATGCAATCAACAAATACCAGTCTGATAGATTAAATGGCGTGGAACAGTTTGTGCAAGCCTTTATGAAATTTAAAAACTGCGAGGTAGACGAAAACGAGTTTTTGAAAATGGTAAAACTTGGTGCTATCTCTGTTAAAGACACTGGAAATGGCTGTCAGTCGGATGTTGAACTTATGACCGCTGAACTGAATCAATCAGAGAGCCAGGTTGCAAAGGATGATATCTACAATAATATGCTGATTGTGGAAGCAATGCCAAACCGACAAAGCAATAGCGGAGGAGATACAGGAAATGCCGTATACCTTCGTAATGGATGGGACTTCGCAGAGAGAGATGCAAAATTGGTAGAAGCATTCACCAAGGAAGCCGAAAAGGAATCTGCTAGAATTATTCTGAATATTATCCGTGGTACATCAAATGATGTTAATATCTCAACTCGAGATTTCGATGTAAAGATAACCAGAAACCCAACAGACAATATGCTTGTAAAAGCACAAGCACTTGATTATCTGTTCAAAAATAAAATCCATCCGCTTATCGCACTGATTACTTGTGGGCTATTTAGTGATCCGCAGAAAGTCTACGAAATGAGTTTACCGTATCTGGGAACTATTTACCCGGAACTGGCAGACCCGGAAGCGGAAATGAAGAAAGCTCAACAACTACTGGATGAAAAATTTCAGAATCCGTCCAAAACAGAACCAATGGCAAATTCTCCATCTAACGAAGAATGAACCAAATTTCGATTATTTAAGGAGTTTTAGAGAAATCTAAGGCTTCTTTTTTAATACCCAAAATCAAATAAATTGCAACAGCCCGTGAGCGTAAATCGGGTACAGACCATGTGCGGAGCGAACCGTGTTGAAAAAGCGTATTGGACTGGAAGAAAGGAGATTTCAATGACAAGAGAACAGGCAAAACAGGTACTTATCGGTATGGGAGTTGCAGAACCTTCCGAGGAACAGGTTTCTAAGCTTCTTGATTCTATTTCTGCTGAAACTAAGAAAGAGAAAGACAAAAATGTTTCTCTGAAGGAAAAAGCTGAAAAAGCAGATTCCCTGGAAAAAGAGTTGGAAGAGTTGAAAAAGCAGAACATGACCGAAGCAGAACGGCTAGAAGCTGAACGCAAGAAAGAAAAGGAAGCAGTGGATAAGGAGTTAGCTGATTTGAAAGCTGCGCTTGCAGAATCCAACAAAAAAGCCCTTACCAGTGAAATTACTTCCATGTTCGCAAACGCAGGACTTTCAAGCGAAACTTACGCAAGTGCTATTAAAGCATATGCGTCCATGCCTTGTGAGAAATCTGAGGATGTAATGAAAGAAGTTGAAACTTTTGTCAAGGGAGTTTCCGAAGCAAATAAAACAGCACTTGATACCGCAAAAGCAGCTTGGGAGAAAGAAGCATTAGAAAACACTCCGAATCCGGGTGGTGGTAGCGGCGGCAAACCTACAGTGAAAAGCGATGCTGCTGAATTTGCAAAAGCTTACTCAGCAAAAATGAACCAGGAAACTAAATCAGCGGACGATAACGCCCCTGTAAATATTTAAGTAAAGGAGATATAAATAATGGCTTTTATGAAAACAGAGCAGTATGAGTCCACTCCAAATATTCTCGAATCCGAGGTCGGACTTGTACTTAAAACCTACACAGCAGACCAGACAAATGCTGAAACAGTTGGAACTAAGAAAATTATTAAAGCAGGTTCCGTATATCCAACAAATGCGACAGGCGCAATCGGCATTGTATTTGAAGATGTTGATATGACAGATGATACCAAGAGACCAATTTCCGTGATTGTCGCAGGCCGTGTTCTCGAAAAGAGACTTCCAGTAACAGTTGACACTACTGCAAAAACAGAGCTTGAAAAAGCAGGAATTGTTTTTGTAGTCACAGAAGACCCAGTATTTTAAGGAGGTATGACAAATGCCATTTAATGTATTAGAAACAATCACAGAGGAAGAGAGACTTAATTTCTCCCAGAGCTTTGATGTAAAAAGACCTGGTATCCTCGGTACCATTTTCCCAGATACAAAAACACAGTATTTGAAAGCTGAATACTACAGACTTATGGCTGGACAAAGACTGCCAGAGGTAGCTTTTGTTCATGCACTTGATACCGAAGCAGAAATTGGTTCCAGACCTGGTTTTGAAAAGGTACTGACCGAGAAGCTTTTCATCAAGAGAAAAATCAATCAGTCTGAGCGATTACAGCAAGCGATTGAAAATGGTGTTCCAGATGACAATAATCTCAAAAAATTCGTATTTGATGATGCAGCCAATCTTTTTGAGGGCGTAGTCGCAAGGGCGAATGTAATGAAAGGCCAGTTCCTTTCCACTGGTATTGTAAAAATCAAGGAAAATCATGTGGATATGAGCATTGATTACGGCGTACCGTCCAGTGCAAAAGTAACAATGACAGACTGGTCTAAACCGGATGCAGATATCATGGGTGATATCCAGAAGATGGTTGCCGTCGCAGAAGACAATGGTTTCGTGGTAAACAAAGCTCTTACTTCTCTTAAAATGATTAACTACATGAGAAGCAATACTGCAATGCAGACCGCGGTTCTTGGAGCTGCAAACAAACGTCTTCTGACAAAACAGGAGCTTACAAATCTGCTTATGCAGGAGTACGGAATCACAATTGATCGCTGCGATGAAAAATATCGTTACAGAAAAGCAGACGGAACTCTGAAAACAGGAAGATACTTCAAAGAAGATGTATTTACTCTGTATGAAGCAAATGCAAATGGTTCCTTTGGTTCCGGTCTTTGGGGCGTAACACCAGAAGAACTTGAATACAGACAGTTTATCCAGGAAGAGAATCGTTCCTTTGTTACTCTTTCCATGTGGGCTACACCAGACCCAGTTGCAGTATGGACAAAAGCATCCGGTATGTTTGTTCCTGTTGCACCAAAAGCTAACGGCGGTATCGTTATCGGTACCAAGGCGGGGGAATAACCGGGCATAGTCTCGATGAAAACAGCCAGTCACCATCTGTAGCGAGTGTTTATGACGAATCGACACATAAGTATACAGAAAGCGAGTTGTCTAATATGACTGTATCACAGTTAAGACAACTTGCAAGTGATAACGGCTATGCCCTGACAGCAACTAATAAGGCTGGAATAATATCAGAGATTTTATCTCAGCAAAGGTAGGTGATTAAATGGACGAACAGCTTATAGAAGATTTGACAAATTATCTTGAAGATGATGCAGAAACAGCGAGGATGATTCCTCTTTCAGCAGAGAGGGCTATTCGTTCATTTAAGAAGAAAAGGAATTATCCTTCATCCTACAGTGATGAGAAAATAAATTCCGATATGGAAAACTGCTATGATTGCATATTTGATTTGGCTCTTTTCTTTCTGGTGAAACAGGGAGCTGAATTTCAAGGATCACATTCCGAATCTTCTGTAAACAGAAATTGGACTTCCGAAACTGAAATTTATGTAAATCATGGTGTTTTTCCATTTATCGGATTCTAAGATGGTGTGTGCGTGATACGTCAATCCTCCCACGTATCGCAGGGGTGCTTCAAATTAGGTGGGTAGAAGCAATATCTTAAAAAATGGGAGTGATGGAAAGGAATAGCGATGGGATGTGAACACGAGTGTATCAACGAACACCGCTTGAAAGAATTGGAAAGTGCCGTCCATGAGATGAAAGAAAAGCATTCCAAAAGGGATGAAGGCTTTTTTAATCGTATCAATGTGCTAGAACAGAAAATTGCTTTATACAACAACGATCTGGGACACATCAAAGATACAGTTGACGAAATGAACGACAATTTAAAATCACTCATGGAAAAGCCAGGAAAATTACAGGACAAAATTATTGCTTATGTCATAACTGGAATAATTGGTATTGTTTTAGGTTTTGCTCTTAAAGGCATTTTCCCGGTGTAATATTGATTCCACTAACAGGGAGGACGGTGGAATGGATAATTATAAAGACTTTTCGGAAGATGAAAGAATCTTCTATTTGCGTGAAGCTGGATTTGATTCCAGAGAAAAAGAGTTATTTCGACTGCGTGTTTACGAAGAAAAAACACTTGCAGAAGCTTCAGAAATCATGGGCTACAGCACAAGAACCGTAGACCGCATAAACAGAAAATTAAAGAAGAAAATTATGAAAGTCGCCCCGATGTATTGTCGGGGCTTTTCTTTGTATTCATAAAACGTGGCGTATTTATGGCGTTATCGTGGCGTGTTAATCAACCTCTTATTATTGTAAAATATAGTTATAAAAACAAGGGAGGTTTGAGATATGCAGTATGGTAATCCGTATTTTGCGCAACCATTTCAACAAATACAGCCGTATCAAGATAGATTAGCACAATTACAGAACAGTTATCAGCAGGCAATGCCATACGGACAGGCACAGATTCAGCAACCAATACAACAAATGCCACAAGTACCACAAATCCCCATGTTGCAAGGACAGATGGTTGACGGTATTGATACTGTAAAGGCGAAAGACGTAGATATGTCTGGAAACCCTGTTTATTATCCAAAAACTGACGGTACAGAAGTTTACCGAAAACAGTTACAGGCAGATGGCAGAAGCCGAATTTTCACTTATAGACTTGTAAATGAAGGAGAACAACCAGAAAGCAATAAGACAAATCAAGTTGATATTGTTTCGCTGATTAACCAACTTCGTGATGATGTTCACGCAGAGATTTCCGAAATTAAAGAATTATTGCCAATACAATCTGAACCGCCCAAGACACAGAAGGGAGGTAATCAGAGATGAATTTCAACCCAAACACAATAATGAAACAAAAAATTCAGCAAATGATTTCTCAGAGGTTCGGAAGTGTTGATAACATGATGAACGATATGAGTAAATTTGCAGGTAACAATCCAACATTGAAAAATGCTTTGGATTTATACAAACATGGTGATACAGAACAATTACACCAAGTTCAGCAAAATATATTTAAAGAAAAGAATTTTTCTCCCGAAGGAATTTTGGAAAAATTTTTAGGGATGAAATAACTTCCCCATAATTGGGTGATTTAAAATCGCTACAATTTGGGATGACAGCCGCGGATGTCTCCTATTGTAAATAAAATTTAAGGAGACTAAAAACATGATGAATGGTTCAAATTATAGTCTTAGCGACATTGCAGCCGCTACAGGCTCTAATAACCGTGCAAACGACATGTGGGGCGGCGATGGTTTTTCCCTTATCTGGCTTGTCCTTATTTTTGCAATCTTCGGCTGGGGCGGTTTCGGCGGCTTTGGTGGCTGGGGCGGCAATGGTGGAAACGGTACAAATGGTGCAGGTTTCCAAGGATGGGCTACCAGAGCAGATATCAATGAGGGCTTTGCTCTGAATGATATTCAGAATGGTATTAGAGGTATTCAGCAGGGTATTTGCGATAGCACATATGCGCTTAACAATACCATGCAGAGCGGTTTCAACGGCGTGAATGTTGGAATGCTTCAAGGATTCAACGGAATTCAGCAGGCAATCAATGCTGATACTGTAGCCGGTATGCAGAATACCAATGCATTACAGGCACAGCTCCAGAACTGTTGCTGCGAGACCAGAGAAGCTATCCAGGGCGTAAATTACAATCTGGCTACCAACACTTGTGCATTGCAGAACACAATGAACAACAACACCAGAGACATTCTGGAAAATCAGAACAGCAACACTCGTGCGCTGTTAGACTTTTTAACTCAGGATAAGATTGCAACATTACAGGCAGAGAATTCTGATCTGAAGCGTGCTGCATCCCAGGATCGCCAGTCTGCATTGCTCACAACTGCAATGGCTTCTCAGACACAGCAGTTAATCAATGCAATCAATCCGGCTCCGATTCCTGCATTCCAGGTTCCGGCTCCATATGCGTACGCAGGATGTAGCACATATGGTAATGGTTGTTGCTAAGTAACTCACCCTTAGAGGTTGACTAAATTCTAAGAGGTGGGTTTCGGCTCACCTCTTATTGATTGAGAGGTAAAAGATATGGCATGTAAGAATGTTTGTAAGCTTTGCAATCACCTTGTGATGTCTACTGCGATTGCATTCACAGGTGGAAATCTTGTGGTTACTATCCCGGAAGGAAGCTACAATAATGGAGAAAAATACTGCATTGTTTTAGCACAGTCTATTCCGAATACAACCACAATTACCGCCCCAGTGATGATTCAGATAGGAACAGGAACAACTTTATATCCATTGGAGAATCGTTGTTGCGCACAGGTAACAGCTTGTGGCGTAAGAACCAGAACAAAATATGCAACCAGAGTTGCAACAAGTGCTACTGGTGGAGCGTTCAAAATGTTAGGAAATCCGGCATGTAGTCCGAATAACAATCTGACTGCAATCAATGGTACAGCCCCAACAGCAGAAAATGTTGTACAGGCTTCGAAGAGGGGAGGTATCGTGAATGCATAAGACAGCAATGGAAATGGGAAAATGGGCTATGGAAAAAGCCAAAACACATGGCTTTGATAATCTCAGCGCTCAAGACTGGGACGATTTGAAAGACTGCATGGAAGCTGTAAAGTGTGCGATTTGTGCAGATAAAGATTACAGAATCGTAGAAGCTATGGACGAATGCGAACAGGAAGAGAAATATCTTGGTCGCATGGGATATGACAGGTATCGTTACGCAAACGGCAGATTTGCCCCGAAAGGCAAAGGAAGTCGTATGGGATATAAACCATATCTGTACATGGAAGATGATGACTGGATGGACGAGTATCTGAACAATCCAGAGTTCGAACGTAATATGTACCGCATGGGTTATCATCCAGACCGTAGTGATATGAGAATGGATGGAATGAACCATAAGCAGTCCAGATATGGTGAAAGCTATGACAGATACAGCGAGAACCGCAGACATTACCATGATTCCAAAGATTCTGATTCCAAGCGTAAGATGGATGATTCTATGAAAGAATATACATCCGATATCGTCAGAAATCTTACAGAGATGTGGTCAGATGCAGATGCGACTCTTAGACAGTCGATGAAAACCGACTTAACTCGTCTGATACAGCAGATGAATTGAATATGAAATGAATTTTGCCCTTGTTACAGGAATGTAGCAGGGGCTTTTTAATTAGGGAGATTGATGATGGAAAAATGTGTAATAAATGTTCTTGGAACGAATTACAGAATTATTCCAAAAGAACTTAAAAATGCAGATATTGACGGCTTTACAGATAATACTGCAAAGGAAATTGTTATCAGAACGGACAACGTAAATAACGTTGGTGATTTTGACTTCTTACAGAAAAAGCAGTTGAGACACGAAATTATTCATGCATTCTTGTCGGAAAGTGGATTGCAGTGCAATTGGCAACATATGGAACAGTTCGGACATGATGAAACCACAGTTGATTGGTTTGCGATTCAATCTCCGAAGATTTTTGAAGTATTCAAAGAACTTGAGTTAATTTGAAATGGATGGTGATAAGCCATGCTAAGACAATTTTATATGAACGGAGACCTATGGAGAGTGCAGTTCGTATCTCCGCACGACAGCGTGTTAATTGACCGCACAGGCGAAAGAACTCTTGCGGTATCGGATTATTCAACAAAGATAATTTCAATCGCAAACAACCTGTATGGAGAACTTCTGAACCGTGTATTTATCCATGAATTAGGTCATTGCGTGATGTTCAGCTATGGTTTACTGCCAGAGCTTCACCGCATGGTCAAGAAACGATATTGGGTGGACGCAGAGGAATTTGTATGCAATATTCTGGCAGACTACGGCCATTTCGTGATTGGTACGGCCAGAGATATTTTGGGAAACCAATTCACATATGTAGCCCCTGTTAGAGCAGAAAGGATGATTGCATGAGAGGATTAGTCCGTCAAAAGCAAAAGGTATATTGGTCACGAATATCTGAGAAAACACAAGGATTAGACCGTATTAAAGTTTATGAGAAACCAGTTTTATACTCTTTTTCCGTATCATCCACTGCTGGAACGCCGGAAGAAATTGCAGCCGGAATAGTGCCAGATTACGACAGGTATATTACAAGCTTTAATCGAAATTTTCATCCACAGGAAGCGGACATATTTTGGATAGATAGAATCCCACAAATAAGCGAGGATGGAAACCTTATTTTGGATGAAAATGGAGAGCCAACAGTATTACCAGACTACACACTAAAGAAGATTTTAGACACACAAAAAGGCAATATTGCCAGATACGGAATTTCTAAGAGAGGAAACGAAGATGGGTAAGACAATAAAGTGTACCTTATCACAGAAATCAATCCAAAAAGCTATTGATGAAATAAAAAATTATCAAAAATCTTTAAGGAATAAAAATGAAATCTTCATAAAAAGATTATGTGAATTAGGGATTCCGGTCATTGACCAAAATATTTTGGCAGCACAAGGCGATTCTGATAAGAACCATAATACTTATATCAAAATCAACAGTTTTGGGGACTATGCAGAAGCTCATTTAATATGTGAAGGAATAGACCTTTTGTTTATAGAATTCGGTGCAGGTATTCACTACAATGGTGCAGCCGGTTCTAGTCCGCATCCAAAAGGAGAAGAATTTGGTTATATAATCGGTTCTTACGGACAAGGAAAAGGAAAAAACGATTCCTGGGTATATGTATCTGATTCTGGCGAATGGGTACGTTCTTACGGTACAGAAGCTACAATGCCAATGTATAAGGCAAGCGTAGAAATCATTCAGAATATCCGCAAAATCGCCAAAGAGGTGTTCTCTTCTTGAAGATGATACCAAAGTATACTGAATGATACCAACCAATTATGTTATGATTACAGTGTTAAATTGTAGCATAAAATGCAATGCATTCACTATAAAGGTGAGTGCATTTTTTATTGTGAGGTGACGAATATGCCAGACACAATAGAAGCCCCTGTATTGGAAGTTTTTTCAAGGTGGGGAGCGGCTGTTTCTAAGATTACTGGCGCAGACAATTATTCCATGGATGGTAGCGAGACAAATGCTTCCGGTAAAAAAGCATATGCACAGCTTTATATGCTCGGAAATCCAATTGCAAGAGGTGACCTTGAAGGGGATGAATGTGCAACAATGCCATCGTTTCAAGTAAATTGCTTCACATCTGGGAGCAAAGCATTAACCAGAGTGTATGAATTGGACAAGATAAGTCATAAAGTTATGGTGAGCATGGGATTCCGCCGCACATATGGCCCGGAGCCTATGTTTTTTGGTGACAGTGGAATCAAAAAGCTTGTGAGCCGATACAGCCGGATATATACAGGAACTTTATTAGATTAGGAGCAGAAATGCTTCTATTTTTTTACCAAAAAATATGAAAGGAGAATGCCGAATGAAAGCAGATAAATTACTTTGGCTGAAAGCCGCAGGAATTAGAGCTGTAAAAACAGTCGCACAAACAGCGGTAGCAACCATCGGAACCGCAACTGTAATTGGCAGTGTTGACTGGAAAATGGTTCTATCTGCATCTTTGCTTTCTGGATTTTTATCACTGCTTACATCTGTAGCAGGATTACCAGAACTGAAAACAGACAAAGAAGAGTAGAAAGGCGGTGATCCGCTATCTCCCGGCACAGGGTTACGTGCATATTACCGATTTTTTGCTTGAAAAAAATTGCTGACCTTAAAGAGTTAAAGGTAGAAAGGAAAAATAATGAGCCGTTTAACAACATTAGGTGTGACTTTTGGTTATGGAGTTGAAACCGAAAAAGGCGTAAAGCCTACAACTTTTAAGCAACTTGAGCTTGCAAGCTCAATTGGTGGAATTTCACTTGATACAGAGCAGATTGACGTATCAGCATTGGAAGATTATATCACAAAATATGCAGCTGGTAGACAGGATACTGGCGGTACATGGGAAATCGAATTTATCATGGATCCAGATAAATCTGTTAAGCAGATTAAGGAACTTTATAGTGCATCTAAGACAGCAAAAGAAACTGGACTTGCAACATGGTTTGAGGTTGTTTTCCCGGATATGACAGATGCATTCTTTGTTACAGCTGAGTGCGGACGTGAGATTCCACTTCCAGAAGTTGGACAGAATGAAGCTGCAACAATGTCCATTTCCCTTATTATCACAGATTACAAGGGACTTGAAACAAAGGTTGCTCTTACAAAATCAGAATGATGTTTTTAATGGGAGGATTATAAAATGGTAACTTTTAATGTACATGGAAAAGAATATAAGGTTGTATTTGGATACGGACTTCTTACAAAAACAGATGTTCTGGACAAGGTACAGGGAATTACAGATGGAAAAGAGAGAAGCCTTCATAAGATGATTTCTCTTCTTCCGGAACTGCTTCTTGCCGGACTTCAAAAGAAGCACAAGGAAGAGTTTGGGTATGAAAGTGATTCTGAAAAAGAAGTTGTTCTTAATAAAGTCTGTGACCTTTTGGATGATTACGAAGATGAAGGAACTGAGGAAAATCCAAAAAGCGGATTTGATTTATACCAACTTCTTGACAAAGAATTGGAGAAAAATGGTTTTTTATCCGGTCTGCTGAATGCAGTAGCAGAAGCGCAGGCAGTGGAGAAGAATGCAACGAAGCTTCCACAGGATCACAAAAAGAAAAATTAACTTTTCGAGAAGTTGTTTACCAAGAGATTCTTCCTTTATACCTCTCTATCGGTGTATCTAAAGAAGAATTTATGGATTCTACTCCGGCTGAGTTAAAACCTTATCTCGAAGCTGAAAAGATACGGCAAAAGAGAAAAGACACTGAGCTTTGGCAAGCGGGCATTTATGAAACATCAGCCACATTCACAGCTGTTGCAAATGCTTTAATTGGAAAAAAATCCAAGGCAGAGTATTTGAAGAAACCTTTGCTCGAATCAGCAGAGGAAGAAAAGCGTAAACAGGAAGGTATATTTTCCGAAGAAGAAAAGAAAAAACAGAGAAACGCACTTTTGGCAAGCTTGCAACTCATGCAGGCGAACTTTGAACTTAACCATGAAAAGGGCAGGCAGGATTAACACTCTTGTCTGCCCTTTATTTTTTTGTAAAAAAGGAGGGACAAATAAAATGGCTGACAATACCATTGATACCCTTGATATACAAATTAGCAGTAGTACAGAAAAAGCAGTACGCGCGCTGACTAATCTTTCAAACAAACTCACAGAAGTTAATTCCGCATTAAGCGGAGTTAATACAAATGGGCTACGTAGTTGTGTAAGGGAACTTGGAAAACTAAAAGAACTTGATATAGGGAAAATGACAAGCATTGCTGATGGAATTGGAAAATTCTCAAATTCCATAAAGACAATGGGTGAAGTAGATTATAAAGGTTCTGGACTGAATGCAGTTATCAACTCAATCAACAGACTTAGCCAGGTTGATGCTAGTGGATTTGATTCTGGAAAACTTGGAGAAATAATCCATCAATTAAGCAATTTGACAGAGATTCCAGATGTATCTACCAGTGTTAATCGTTTTGTCAATTCAATGGCTAGATTAGCCAATTCCGGTGAATATATTGCAAATGTATCCGCTGAATTACCTGGGCTTGGAAGAAATCTTAAATCAATCGTAGAGAGCTTTACGAGCGTTGGCGATATATCTGAACCTGTAAATAGGTTAGTTCAGTCTATTGCACAATTGGCAAGTTCTGGAAATAGAATCGGACAAACGTCAAGCCAGCTTGGAACACTAGCAAAGGAAGTATTGTCTTTCTTCGATGTAATGAAAACTGCACCTAAAATCAGTGAGAACACCATCCGCATGACGGAAGCACTGGCAAAGTTGGCTAATGCAGGGGGAAAGGTAAATTCCGCTACAAATTCTATATCCAGTGCGTTTTCTAAATTATCATCTGCAACATCTAGCCTTGGTAATATTGTTAGTAAAACTTCTTCTATAATTGGAACCGGGGTAAAAGGCATTATTGGATGGTTTCAACGTCTCGGGAATAGTAGTTCTGGAATTAAAACCGCTTCTTTTAATCTCGGAAATTTGCTTAAAACTGCTATCGGTTTTAAGGCTATTCGTGGTCTGGCAAATTTAGGAAAAAGTGCAATTGGTTTTGGCTCTGCTATTACAGAAATCGAAAATGTTGTAGATGTTTCCTTTGGAAGCATGGCAGATGAAGCCTACAAATTTGCTTCTACGGCTAAAGAACAATTTGGATTATCCGAATTGGCAGCAAAGCAATATTCTGGAACCATGATGGCAATGATGAAATCATCTGGTGTCGCGCAAGATGCAGCTTCTAAAATGTCAATTTCTCTTGCTGGATTAGCCGGGGATATTGCATCATTTTACAACATTGATACCGATACTGCTTTTCAGAAAATACGCGCTGGAATTTCCGGGGAAATTGAGCCTTTAAGACAATTGGGTATTAATTTATCCGTTGCAAATATGGAGGCTTATGCTCTTTCAAGGGGAATTACAACATCTTATAATGCAATGTCTCAAGCTGAAAAAGTTGCTCTTCGATATAACTATTTAATGTCAGTTACAGGAGATGTGCAAGGGGATTTCGCTAGGACAAGCGGCACCTGGGCGAACCAGGTTCGTTTACTCACTCTGAATTTCCAGTCACTTTCCGCAGTAATCGGGCAAGGTTTGATTGCTGGCATTCTTCCTGCTATTCAAGCTCTCAATGCGCTTATGTCAAAGCTTATGCAGGCTGCGAATGCGTTCCGCAACTTCATGTATGTATTGATGGGAAAGAAGCTGAAAGGTTCACAGAGTGGAGTTAGCGATATTGTATCTAACTTAGGTGGTATAGAAACAGCTGGTGACGATGCCTCCTCCGGGCTTGATGACGCTACATCATCTGCAAAGAAACTGAAAAAGGCACTTTCTGTATTGCCATTTGACCAATTAAATCAGCTTGCCGATAATTCTGATAATTCTGGAACTGCATCTAAAAGTCTTGGTTCTGGGCTTGGAGATTTGGCAGATAGTTTTGCTGGAATACAAGATTCACTTGATGAAGTTTTGACTGTTGATGAAACACCAATTAATAAATGGGCTGCTAAAATTAGAAAGGCATTTATCAATAAAGACTGGCAGGGACTAGGCTTTACTATTGCAGACATGATAAATGTCGGAATGCAAAAAATATATGAAGTTATTAATTGGAATAATGTTGGCCCGAAAATAACCGAATTTGTAAATGCATTTACCACGGCATTCAATTCCATGGTTAGAGGTATAGATTTTGACTTAATGGGAAGATTGCTTGGGGCTGGAATCAACACGGCAGTAAATACCCTAAACCTGTTGCTCGGAGAGGGAGGAATAGATTTTTCTGGAATAGGGGCAAAACTGTCTCAACTTTTAAAAGGCGCTATAAAGGAAATTGACTGGACAGGTCTTGGAAACTTAATCGGAAATAGTTTTATGGCATCTTGGAAAATGCTTTCTGGCTTTGTAAAGGATATGTCTAAAAAGGATGGTGCTGGAATTACTGGATGGGGTAAACTTGGCACTGCACTTGGAAATGCCTTAAATGGTGCAATCGAAAAGATAGACATGAACACCATTGCAGATGCACTTTCCGGCTTACTGAATGGAGCATTTGAAAGCTTAAAGTCATTTACCGAAACATTTAATTGGGATGATCTAGCAACGAAAATCAGAGATGGAATCGCTAAGTTCATCAAAGATACAAACTGGAAAGAAAATGGACAAGCACTTGGAGATTTCATATCTCACCTGTGTACGGCGTTGAAAAATACGCTTACAAAAGACACGTTCTATGAGTTTGGACAAGGTGTTGGAACATTCCTTGGCGAATTACCATGGGGTGAAATACTTAGTACTGCGGCTGATTTGTTATTGACTGGTCTTACCAGTGCATTAAACGGATTATTCGATGGATTAGAGGAAAAGCACCCGATAGCAGGACATATTGCAGAATGGCTTACAAAAGCGTTTATTGCAGTAAAAATAGCAAATATTACAGGGATTGGAACTCTTGTAGGTTCACTTGTGGGACATATCGCAGGCAAAATAGCTGAAAAGAAAAATGCAGAACTAATTGCAGATAAACTTGCGGATGTGATAGGAAATGGTACAAGTGCGGCAAGTGAAGTAATAAAGGGAGTTGGAGATGCAGCGGAAACAGCTTCAACAGGCGGACTTAAAACGTTTTCTTCAACACTTGGTGCTATATTTGGAACCGCTGGGATTGTATTTGTTGCAACGGCATTATCTGTTAAACTTGCTAAAGGAATTGCAAGTATTACAGAAGCTGCGCAAGGTGGAAATGGTATTCTCACACAAACAGGTGGTTATCTCCATGATTATGCAGGCGAGATGGAAAGCGCGCATAAAATAACGCAAGATCAAGCAGAAGAGCTTTGGAAGTTAATTGAAGCAGATGAAAGTGCCGGAAAATCAAATTCTGAAATGTACGATAGTTTCATTCAGAAACTTGGAGAATTCGGCGTATCAACCGAAGATGCAAGAAAAATTCTCGAAAAATACGGCGCACAGGCGGGCATATCAACTGGATTTTTGGAAGATATGAATGACAAAGCTGTAGCCCTTGGAGATGGTGTATCTGAATCAGCAGGAAAATTTGATACAACCAAAATCAGTATATCTGATTTGAAAGACGAACTTTATCTTTTAAGTCTTAGCTCTGATCAATTTAGTGGAGACTACTTAACTGCTAAAGATGCTCTTGATAGTGCAATATCTGGAAGAACATATGCTAATACAGAAGAAGCACTAGACGCAGTTTATACGTCATTAAAAAATGCTGGCGTTCCGTTAGATGAATTAGATGAAAAACTCAGAAAAGATTTTCCAGATGCAGTTGTCACAATGGAAACAAGTGCAAAGAATTCTTTCGATGGAATGAATACATCTGTGAAAACAGCAGTGGGAGGTATTACTACCGCTGTTGCAAATGCTTCTAGCTCCGTATCATCCAAGACAAAAACTGGCTTTGGTCTCGCCAATACCGCCGTAAGCACTGCAATGGCTGGGATGAAAAAAAGCACAGAAAGCACAATGCCTTCCATTTGGTCGAAGATAAAGAACACAAATGATGATGTTGAAACCAACTCTAAAACAAACTGGGGAAATTCCGCAAATGCAGTATCGACAGCTCTCGGAACCATGGACACCGATACAAAAGATGTAATGGGTAAGGTCATGACAACCATCCAAAGTTATTGGTCTTCCGTTCTTATCAATACAAACCAGATTTGGGAAAAGGCTTCTGGTAAAGTTGACACGGAAACTGGAAAAATGAAAACCTACACAGAATCTAATTTGTCTGGGATTTCGGATAAAATTAAAAGGCTATTTAATGTTAATCTTACATCAATTGGTCGGGAAACTGCTCAATCATTCGCTGATGGCATGAAACAAGTACATTTACCGACTCTGACTTATTATATTTCAGAGTGGAGAAAACATGATCTTGGTGGTGGAAAAACCAGTTCTACACCAGTTTATAAGCCTAATTGGTACGCTAAAGGTGGTCTTTTTAATGGTGCACAAGTAATTGGTATCGGTGAAGCTGGTTCTGAAGCTGTTCTTCCACTGGAAAATCCACGAACCATGAAGAAGATTGCAGACAGCATTGTTTCCAATTCGGACGGAAGCATGGGACTTACAAAAGAAGAAATGGCAAAAGCAGTAGCACAGGGAGTTGCAATGGCAATGAGCATGAACAGCGGAAATAAGAATCCGCAGTACATTATGAACAGTATTATTCTGGACGGAAGTGAGATTGCGAAAGCTGTAACAAAAGCCCAGAATGATACGGATAGCCGTTTCAAACCGTCCCCAGCATATTGATTTTTGACTGATTGTGTGGTATAATTTTTTCAATGAAGAAGTACACACGGTCTTGAATTTTTGAGCCGCTAAGAAGAAATTAACATTTCTCGATTTTGAGGAATTTTTATCTTACTTGGCGGCTCTTTTTTATTTTAACCGTTAATTTTGGTAAAACCAACAGGCTAGACCGATCATCGAAAAGCGGAAATGCCTTGCCGCCTGCCTGTTGATTTACATACAGTTCAAGGCACTCTTTTATACGAAAGGCAGGTATTAATCTATGGCAAGAAAACCACTTAGCAAGAAAATCAGATTTGAAGTATTCAAAAGAGACAAATTCACATGTCAATATTGTGGACGAATGTCACCAGACGTAATTTTGGAAGTAGACCATATTGAGCCAGTAGCAGAGGGCGGAGATAATGAGATTACAAATTTAATTACTTCGTGTCGCGATTGTAATAGAGGAAAAGGCAAAACTAGAATTTCAGATTCCAAAGCAATATCATTACAACAGGAAGCATTAAAAGATCTTGCAGAGAAAAAAGAACAGTTGGAAATGATTGCTGAATGGAAGAAAGAGCTACTCGATTATGATAATATGGCAGTAAACATGCTAACCGAATATTTTGAACAATTGACAGGGTGTGATGTAAACGATAACGGACGCAAAGAAATAGGAATCTGGTTGAAAAGATTTTCAGCAGATAAAATTATGGACGCAATGGAAAAATCCGTAAAATCATATTGTAAAGAATTTTCATACGATGAAATTGTAATGGCATTTTCAAAAATACCAGGAGTGTGTATTAATCACTCAAAGGGGGATAATAAGTCAAATTATTATTTCAATTATATCAAGAAAGTTTTAACATCACGAGGAATAGAGTTTAATCCGAAACTTTTAAAATATTATGTTGAAACATATTTAATCACAGAAGAAGATTTTGCGGAGGAAAAGAAAAATAAACGGTATTTGAAGATATTTGTCAAATATCCAAGCGTTAAATTTGATAAGGATAAATTTGCACAAAACTATATGATGGATAAATGTTTTGTAGGAATACTAGATATTGACGGCGAAAAGAGCATAAAAAATATTAAATATGGGCTTGATTTAGAAAATAATGGATATTTCTTTTCTGAAAGATATTCGCCGCAAAATAGAGTTAGCTTAATTCCGTACCTTAATGGTTTCACAGAATTGCTAAGAGAATATTACAGGGAATACTATCAAACATACAATGAACCTCACCCAGTTTTAACTACCGAACAAGGATTAAGACTTTTAAATCATTATGCGTCAAATAAATATTGGTCAAATTGTGTTACTAGAGAAGACTATGGTAATATGTTTTCAATGCTTAAATTAGGCAAAGAATATGATGAAAAAGTGCAAATGCCAGAAGCTATGTTTTCCTGTGGAGGGACTATTTGCGCCGAAAAATGTGCAGAATATGAAAGCGAGGAAAGAAAAAAGCATGATTTTAGACCTTAAAATAAATTAATTTTTTTAGACGCACAAAAGACGCATAGTAGACGCACTCAGATTAAGGTTTAGATAAAGGTTTAGATTAAGATATAGATTTAGATATAGATTTAGATTAAGAAAAAGAGAAAGAATTATATTTTGAATAATATCTAACGATATTATTATGTCAGATAAATCTGACGCAGAATGAGAAAAGGGAGGACACACTATGATATTTTGGCTATCAATAATCATTTTTGCAGTCGGCGTTGTTATTCTGATTGCAAATAGAATAGGAGAATCTTTAAGCTACGAATATGAGTATTCGAATGTGAGCGCAACCGTGCTTGTTTTGGGCGTAGCAGTGGCTTTTATCGGTGCGGTATATCTTTTGATCGCTGGATTGCTTTTAGCAATAAGCCAGACTACGGTTACCGCCACCAGACAGGCAAATGCCGAGAAATACAAAGCATTGACTTACAAACTGGAAAGTGAAGCTTGCCGAGATCAATTCGGACTTCTTAACAAAGAAATTATTGACGAGGTACAGAGATGGAATGTAAAAGTAACTTACTACAAAGCAATGGAGGATAACTTCTGGGTTGGAATTTATTATCCAGATGTGTACGGTGATTTGGGAACGATTGATTATGAGACATATGAGGGAGGACAAAAACCATGAAAAGAATCAAAGCACTACTGGCAACCATTATCTGTATTTGCGTTATCACAGGGCTAACAGGCTGTGCAGCCAATGATGATTACATGAATGACGTGAAAGGAAATCTTTCCGGTAATAGTTATACAATCTACACCTATGATAACTACGGCCAGAAGGTTATGACCACCACTGGGGACAAGATCAACATTGCCGGGAATAAAACCAAATCCAAGGGCTACGATAGCGAGGGTAACGAAACAACCAGCTATGACGTATCTTCCGTTATTACAATTCTGATTGACGGTAAAGAAATTGAAAGCTGTGGTGATACTTGTATTTTTGAGCAAAAAGGATTGGAGCCGGAGGTTGATTTTACCCAGGAAGATATTACCAGCCATTCAACCGGGAAGATTTCAGAGAATGCATACATAGCCGGGATTGTGAATTATTATAAAAATTATTTTGGGAAATCCAGGGTTGTAGTAATCAAATCTCAACTTGGACAACCGATAGCCGCATATTCTGGTGACGAGGTGTTCTGGAAAATCCCGGACGATCTACCTAAAATGACAAAGTTAATGATTGACGGAAAAGCTCTTTATATCCACAGGGCAAATTTCCAGATTATTGATAAAGAATTACTGCGATAAAATAACCGGATCCGCTACAAAACCACTCACACTATAAAATATAGGCATAAGCCAATAAAATTGATTTTCGGGCGAAGAAGTCAACAAATTATGGAGGACGTTAGCATGGAAATAAACGGGAATCTTTACTTGGTTTCAAGAACAAAGAGAATAGAATGCGATATGGGTATTAATGATGTGCTTGTATGCGCCAGAAGTGAAAACGAAGCTAAAGGAATCGCTCTGAGCCTTGGCTTGATTTGGGAAGGGGAGAGTAAGAAAGATGTTGAGATAACAAAACTCCATGAAGTTAATCCTGGAGATATTCTTTTAGCTGGGTGAGGAGGAGAAAGAAAATGTATAGACCATTATTTGAACCAGGAGACATTGTACAGCACTTTAAGAGAGAAACCATCAAGGAGCCACGCAACAACGAGTATTTGTATAAGTTTATCGGATATGCCAGACATACAGAAACAGGGGAAGATTTGGTAGTATACAGAGCTTTGTATGGCGGTAAGGAACTATTTGCCAGGCCAACAAAGATGTTTTATAGCAAGGTAGATTGGAACAAATACCCAGAAATAAAGCAAGAGCATAGGTTCGAGAAATATCATGGGGTTCTTTACGCTGATGGACTTTAAACAGACTTACTTTTCCATCTGGCAAGATATATGGAATCTCCACAAGAAGTATGCTTTTATCTCAAAGGACGATATTCCGCAGTGGGAAAATCTCACCATGGAAGCAAGCCGGATTCACGATAAATACTCCGATTCGGTTGGCGCAAAATTTGCCGAAGCTCTTTTGTTTGCCGTAACTGCGGAAATTGACAGAAAAGCGAAATAGGGCTTCCAGAATACGTCCAAAGGTGGTACAATATGGGTATCAATTATTGGGAGGTATGAGTGTATGAAGAAAGTGAAAAGAGTTATTGTTGCGTCAACATTAATAATATGTGAATGTTTTTCACCTATCGCAGTAAAAGCAAGTATTGATGATGTAAATACATTTTTGCAACAGTATGAAAATGATGATAATGCATTTTATACAGAAGAATACAGCGGAAAAGATTCGGAAGGGACGGAATATAAAACACTTATCGTCAGAACTGATTTATTTAAAGTAAATGTCAGTTTTATGGAAATGGATGAAATTTTTGCGAATATGTCTTCACAGGAATGGTTTGACTATACCACTATTTGTAGCATAGGTATTAGTTCAAATGTTGGTTTTTTATTGTCAACTAATGTCTATGATACAAAAAGTGGAACGAAAATAAATAGCTCAAGCGATCATCCTTTATCAATGAGATTTCCTTGGATAATAAAAACCGAAAACGAACTTTCTGATGAAGAACGTACTTTCCTTATGAGGATAACGCAAGAAATATTACAAAGCGAGTTGGATAAATCCATTTCATTGAATATCGGAACTGAAAATGAGAGTAAATGCACATTCAAAGCTTGCAATGGCTTAGCAGAAGTCAGCGGAGAATACGAATTGAATAACGTATCATATAAATTTATAACTCAGTTTACTTACGAAACAGAAGATAACCAGAATGGAACATACGAAGAGTTATATACAGGCGCAAATGATATAGATATATTTGGAACAAAAGTAATGTTTGAACATAGAACATACGATAAGTAGAAAAAATCGGCTAGGGATTTCTCCCTAGCCTTTTATCTTAATTCATCCAGCTATATGTATACGAATCATTTACATATACTTCAAATTTATCTGGTATGATATCCTCGAAATTCCTATCAAATGGAAAATCAAATTCGAGATAAGCTGTCGATCCTGGATTTTTTACATCAGCATTACGATCATCATACCCCACTATCCTACCATTTTTATAAAATACAATTGCAATAGTGGTAAACGCATTTTTCCGTCCATTGTTATCTACTTTTACCACTACATTTCTATTTCCAAAATTGGCTGAATAATGAATTCCCGAGTTATTTGTTATAACACTTGAAGATGCTTTCTTAATATTCAAATTGATTTTAAAAGAATCCCACGTTTTATCAGAATTCCAGCCTTGAAGTGCACATTTTGAATGTGCTGCAAACGCAAAATTATAATCCTTATCAACTCCGACCATTGTTCCATTCAGATAATAGATAAATTCAACGGTCAGATCAACTGCATGGTCATAATGGTTTTCCAGAATTGCCACAGCTCCATACGGCGTAGATTCTGCATGATAACTAACAACATTCTTTTTACCACTGCTGTTAGCATTTGGATTTCCACCAAAACCGCCATTGCCATTAGAAGCCTTTTTCACAGTAACTTTACAGGTATATTTCTTTTTACCAATCTTTGCGGTAATTGTAGCGGAACCTTTCTTTTTCGCTTTTACACGTCCTTTAGAAGATACCGTAGCAACAGATTTTTTGCTACTTGTCCATTTTACTTTTCCTTTTGTTCCAGTTACTTTTAATTGTAATGTTTGACCGACTTTCAAAGTGGCTTTTTTCTTGTTGATTTTACCAGCCGCCGATACTGGAACTGCCATACAGACAATCAGTAACATAATGGTAAAAATTGCCAGTAACTTTTTGGATTTTTTCATATGCGTTTTCCTCCCTAAATCAGTATGATATTTGTATTTTACCACTCCAAAACGGATAGTGGAATAGGAAATTTGAAAAAAAATAACGATTCATCAAAATGACGAATCGTCAGTAAAAAACTGTCGTGAATTTCAAGACGGTTAATAGCTGTTCCACAAATTTATGGAGCTGTTTTTCGCAATGAGAAGCGAACGGACAAATTGACCTTTCGTTACTATGGCAAACTGTTTATTCATACAAGGTGCACAAATTTGAGCAGCTTATATGGGTTTTAGCCATACATGGCGAAAAGGCGTAGAAATTTCGACACCTTTTATTTTTAATAGGGGTGCTTCTAATTTGATGCACCCTACTTCTATGATTGATATTTTGAACTATCATCAATTTGATGACGGTTAGCATTTCGGACAATTTGTCCTAGGTTCGCCACAATGACTAGTGACTCCGCATTCATGCGGAAAAGTGGATGCTTCAATCACCAAAGTCAATTTTACTTCGGCTAACTGCGACTCTTCCTAAAAGACGAGACGCACACTGTCGAAAATTCGACAGTGAATAAGCCGCCGAAATTTCGGCTCCATTATTTTGTGGAAGCCAATTCTACTAAAATTTTAGCGAAAAGGTGTTCGTCATAATGACGAGAACCTTGATTGATACGTTTTCTAAAATAATAGAAAATGCTCTTGACTTTTGTACGACCATAAATTATAACGAATTATGCAAGGACAAAATAAGGAGGTGAACAAAATGTCCCCAAGAACAGGTAGACCACCTGTAAATGGTGAATCAAGAAAGGAAAAGCTCAATATTCGTCTTACAAAAGAAGAAAAAGGACGCATAGACAAATGTGCAGAAGAACTTGGAATTTCAAGAACGGACACCATTATGAAAGGAATCGGTCTAATAGAAGATGAAATAGGCGAAAAATAAGGAACTGGCTCCCTAGGAAAGAAACAGTCCCTTATACAACACCCCCTACAGGGGATATGCAAATTATAACACTGTATATCCCCTGTTTGCAAATAGATTTTTTAACAACAGGAGGATTTTCTATATGAACGAAATCACAATTAACACAGCAAACCGGACACCTATTGAAATCGCACTTGGCATTGATGAAGAGGGAATGACTACTGCAAGAAAGTTATATGCCTTTTTAGAATTGGATTCTAGCAATTATTCAAGATGGTGCAAGAGCAACATTACAGGAAATGAATTTGCAGAGGAAAACGTTGATTATTGGGCATTCGTCATTAATGACGAATGGGGAGGGCAGGCTACTAAGGACTACAAAATTACTGCTCATTTTGCAAAGAAGTTATCGGTAAAAGGTAATAGCGAAAAAGCAGAAGAAGCTAGAGAATATTTTACTAGACTTGAAGAAAAGGTAAAACAACAAGTAATTGATTATTCTAAACTGTCCCCCGAACTGCAAATGTTCAATCAGATTTTCCAACAGGTAGCCAAGACTGAACTGGAACAGAAGAAACTTGCGGAACGTGCCGATCAACAAGAGAAGAACATGAAAACCATTATTGATACCTTTAAAGGAACGGATTCTGATGTTGGCACAGAGAAATGGGTAAACAGATGTATTTCAAAGATTGCTGAGAGTGATGATTTCTCTTACTCATTCGGAAATAAATATGCCGCCGCCAGAAACGAAAGCTACCGCAGATTATCAGACAGAGCTGGTTGCCGATTAGATCAGAAACTTAGAAATGCAATTTCCAGAGCTGAGGAAAGAGGTTGCACAAAAGAACTGATTAACCAAATTAATAAACTTTCCGTGATTATGCAAGATAAGCGTCTGAAAGAGATTTACGTTAGCGTGATTAAAGAAATGATGATTGCATATAGAGTAGAAATCGCATGATTAGATTTTTACAGGGATACACAGGAGGAAAATAAAATGGAAGAAAATATGGATAGAGAAAACACAATGTTCGAAGTAGAGGACACTATTGATAAAATCAAGTTTCTTGTGGATGATTTCATGGAACAGTATGGATTTAACAGCACAGAAGAGATGGACAAAGAGAAAAGCCTTTCCTTTGCATATAACAAGCAATTTATGACAATGAAACTGTTGATTTTGAGCGATTATGCCTGGAAAGCAAAACAGGCCTTTAAGGCTCTTAAATCTATGGAGCAGAAAGCGTGATCGTATGGCAAACAGAATCCAGTTCAATGACTTTCAGAAAAAGAGCGTGTACGCCAAGTGCAACGGAAAATGTGCGATATGCGGTAAACCTGTCAAGTTCAAGAAAATGACAATCGACCACATTACGCCGTTGTCTCGTGGCGGCACCAATGATATTAAGAATCTGCAACTGGCGTGTAAGCGTTGCAACAGCATGAAGAGCAACATGACAATGGATGATATGATGGGGCAGATTTCCGAGATTTTGAAGTATAACCGCAAACAGAAATTGATTAGAATGTTGGGAGGAATTATAGAATGATACCATAATATACTGAATGATACTTTCGCCGTATGCTATAATATAAAATCATAATAAGCAATTTTTAAAGCGTTTACCTTTCGGGGTAGGCGCTTTTTTGTTGCCAAAAAATAAATCATAAAGGAGATATGAATTTATGCTGGTAGAAATCGTTGGAAAAAGATACGAAGAAAAGTTACTTACTACGTCAAGAAAAATCGCAGAATCTTTCGAAAAAGAGCACAAGGAAGTAATAAGGGCAATTGAAGGACAAGTTGACGCAGAGGGTAAAACCAAACATTTAGGTCTTGTAACACAGATTTCTCAAAGGGGAGATATCCCCCTTTCTGATTATTTTATAAAAACTTCTTATATCGGAGAAAACAATCGTGAGTATACCGAATACCTTATAACAAGAGATGGATTTTCCTTGTTAGCCATGGGATTTAATGGTGAAAAAGCATTACAGTGGAAACTTAAATACATTGACGCTTTTAATAAAATGGAATCTGAATTAAAAAGAATTCATACAGAACGTCAGCAATGGCAAATCGAGCGTGACAAGGGTGTTGTTATTCGACATATCCTAACAGATACAATTAAGATGAAAATAACGGAAAGCCAAAATAAAAGATTTGCTTATCCAAATTACACAAATTTAATTTATCGTAATTTATTCGGAAAAACAGCCAAAGAGCTTGAAAGTGATTATGGGGTAAAAGCAAAAGAAAATCTTAGAGATTTCTTCACAGGTGATGACTTAGCAAAAGTACAAAATATGGAAATGCTTGTAAGCAGCCTTATTAATTGCGGATGGGGATATCAGCAAATTAAAGAATTTGTTCAAAGTGAAGCAACTAAAATGATTGCTTGAGAGCACTCTAATTTGAAATCAGAGTGCTAAAGTAGGTGAATATATGGCAGAAGTATTTCTTAAAGTGGATGGGGTAGCATTGCCCTGTCCTTCTTCTTTTACATGGGGATTACAGGATATATCGGCATCAGAATCCGGCAGAACAGACGATACGACCATGCATAAAAACAGAGTTGGACAGAAACGAAAGCTGTCTGTAGGTTGGAATGGCCCAGACTGGGACACTGCTTGCAAAATTATACAGGCAGTAAATCCAGAGTACATACAGGTCACATATCCAGACTTGCTATCTGCAAATAAGCACGAAACCAGAACATTCTATGTTGGCGACAGGGAATCCCCTTTTAAGTGTTGGTGGATAGGCAATGAGCGCATGGAAGGACTTAGTTTTGATTTTATCGAGAGGTAAGATATGCGAAATTTATCAACGGAATTTAAAGAACAACAGAATAGTGGGAACCGTAACTATTTGAAATATGCAGATTTTACCTTTACGGACGGAAGCAAATTATCCATTACTGACAAAGATTTATGGTCTAATGGCTTCAAGTTTGAGGATGCAGTATCGCAAAGCGGTTCTTTTGATATCGGCGCAGCTATCGTAAATAAGTTGACACTGCAGATCAACAACTTTTCTGGAAAGTACACAGATTACATCTGGGACGGAGCAAGAGTTGTTTGCTATATTGGGCTTGAATTATCTACTGGCATTGAAAAAATCCGTATCTGTACTATGACGGTAACAGATGCTCCATATCAAAGCACTGCAATTATCAGCCTAACCTGCGAAGATTCAATGCGATTATTTGATCGCGATTATTCAGAAAGTAAACTGACTTATCCGGCAACAAGATTACAAATCATCCAGGATGCTTGCGAGGTGTGCGGAGTAACACTTCAATCTACAAGGTTTGATAATGATGATTTTGTGATTCAGAATCGACCAGATGATAGTAGCATTACTTTCCGACAGGTAATTGCATGGGTAGCGCAGATGGGCTGTCAGTGGGCGAAAACAGATGCATACGGCAGATTGTGTATCGGATGGTATGAAAAAGAATCTAATATTCCAGCTAATATTACCTCCAAAGATACAAGCGGATTTACCCCTTGGTTATACGATCTCGAAATAACAGGAGTAAAAGTAACGGAGTATTCAAGCAATTCATCTGAAAGTAACGCTAAAACATATCAATCAGGGGATGAGGGGTACATCATAGATATTAGCGAAAATAAGCTAATACAACCGGGGACTGGACAAACGATTTGCTCAATAATTGCTGAAAGATCTGTTGGATTAAAATTTCGTCCTTTTACAACCAGCGCGCTAACCGATATTGCTTTGGAAGCAGGGGATGCTATTACAATCACTGATAGGAATGGGGAAGAACATAAGAGTTATTTAACTTCTCTTACATTGAACCCGGGAACTTTTGAACAATTAGAATGCAGTGCGAAGAGTGTTTCAAGAAACAAACAGAAGCAATATACCCTTAATCAACAGGCACAATCTGAATATAGAAAAAGCTTAAGAGATGAGCGTACTTCTAGGGAAAAAGCGCTGGAAGAATTATCACAACGCCTTGCGGAATCTTCTGGAACATACACGACAGTGGAAACACAGCCGGACGGAAGCAATATCTATTATCTTCACAACAAACCACAGCTATCCGATTCTGACATTGTATGGAAAATGACCGCAGAAGCATGGGCGGTATCTACAGATGGTGGACAACATTGGAATGGCGGTATGACGGTTGATGGTGATGTGATTGCCAGAATCCTTACGGCTACAGGTGTTAATGCTGACTGGATTAAGACGGGAGCCTTGGTGGTTCGTGATAATAGCGGAAATATTATATTTTCTGCCGATATAACTAAACATCAATTAATAATGGATGGATCCTCAATTAGGATTGGTGCATCTCCTTTGGATGGACTGTTAAACAGTATGCAGGGGCAGATCGATGGGAATATAAATACCTGGACAGGAACATCAGTACCTACATTGAGCAATTATCCGGCCAATGAATGGCTGGACGATACCGAAATGAGCAAGCATGTCGGTGACATTTACTACGATGGCGATAGCCACGCATACCGCTTTGTAAATGAAGGCAATGGATATTATTGGAAACAGCTGAAAGATACGGACGTTACAAAGGCACTGAAAGATTCTGAGGACGCATTGTCGGCAGCGAAACAGGCACAGGAAGCGGCAGCTCTCGCCAAAAACATGACATTGCAACTGAGCAATGAATACCAGGGCGTTTCTGTTGATTCTGATGGAAATTACGGCACATTTCCAAGCGATGTGATTACACATGCTGTAGTAATGTACGGGACACAAGATATTACAGATGATTGTAATTTTATAATCACAAAATCAGATAGTATAACAGGAATCTGGAACAATTCAGCAAAGACATATACGGTAACGGGGCTGTCAGCCGATGATGGTTGGGTAGATGTTAGGGCAACTTATCTTAGTGCTTTGACGGTGACCAAAAGATTTTCCATTTCAAAAATTTATGCGGGAAACGATGGAAAGAACGGTCTTCCGGGAGAACCTGGACGAGATGGAAAAACAAGTTACACCCATATTGCTTATGCCAATAGCGCAGATGGTAAAACCGATTTTTCGGTGTCTGATAGTAACCGGGAATATATCGGTATATATGTTGATTTTGAACTACAAGATAGCACTAACCCGGATGATTATGCATGGACGCTTGTAAAAGGTGCAGATGGGGCAAATGGATCTCCAGGAAAACCTGGAACAGACGGAAGAACACCATATTTCCATGTAGCTTACGCAAACAGCGCGGATGGTAAGATGGGCTTTGATGTATCTGATAGCACTGGAAAAGAATACATCGGGCAGTATACAGATTATACGGAAGCCGATAGCACTAACCCCGGTGCCTATTCATGGACAAAGATTAAGGGAGAACAAGGAGTTCCGGGTAGAACATATTTTCTTGAAAGCCCATCATATGTTATTAAGCAACGCGCGAATGGCAGTGTAGCCCCGAGCTATATTACTTTGAGTGCTTGGTATCGCGATGGAAACGCGGAAACACGAACAGCATATAAAGGTCGTTTTAAAATCGAAGAATCCGTAGATGGGGAAAATTGGAAAACGGTATATTCTTCTGCGAAAGACGAAACAAGCGTTTCACATAATTTATATACGGTATTATCAACTAAAGCGGGAGGAATTATAACAACGGCTTCTGGAAGGTCAATTGGAATTCCAAGAGATGTAAGTGCCATAAAATGTACCTTATACGCGGCGGGTGGATTTTCACAACCATTAGATTCCCAAAGTATGGCGGTTGTAATTGATGTAGATGCACTTACACATGAAGAAATATTTAACCTCTTAACCAATGATGGCGCAATTAAAGGAATTTATAAAGAGGGAAATCAGCTATATATTTCGTTCACTTACGCCAAGGGTGGCACATTAAAGCTTGGCGGTAAAAATAATGGGTATGGGATATTAGAGGTACTGAACCGCCGTGAAACTGGATGGGCTAGTAAGCTTGATTCTGACGGATTAACCATATTTAAAGATTATGTAAATGAAAATAACTATAAATGCCTTATTTTTGATTCAAGCGGAATTAAGTACGGAGTAACCGATTCAGCAGGATTACTGAATCTAGAAATGCCTCTTTTGGTTAACGATAATGGCACAATGGCCATTTTAACAAGTGATATTTATGGTTATTCTGATGATGGAAAAACAGCTTTTCAGTTTTTTAGTGGCAAAACAGTAAACTCAGGTTACATGATAGTAAATGTTAAATCAGACTTTTATGATTCTGCTAATTTTCATAAGTCCGTTACGATGAGTGGTCTGCCGTGGAACTCTAGTGCAAGTGCAGCTGTTGTTTTTGCATCTGATATGAAAACTCTTAATGCGGCTGCTGCATCTTCGATTCGTTACAAATCAATAGGAAACGGAAAAAACATAAAAGAAGATGAACTGGAAGACCTCTACAGAATCAAGGTAATCTGGGCGAAGTACAAAGACGGATATTTATCCGAACAAGATGAACGCTATGGCAAAGAAATGCCGATGTTCATAGCTGAGGACATTGACCGCAGATTTCCATTAGCCGTTGACCATAATGAAAAAGGCAAAGCTGAAAACTGGAATTACCGTATTATAATCCCCTGCATGTTTGCCATGCTGAAAAATGACCATGAGAAAATCCTGGCTCTCCAAGCGGACAACCAGGAACTGCATTCAAAACTGGATGCTTTGTCAACAGAAGTACAGGAATTAAAAGAACTTATCAACAATATTTCACGAAAGGAATGAGAATATGAGTGTAAAAACAGTACAAGCTACAGTAAATGGACAGACCGTAAGTCTAACCTATAACAGTTCTACTGGACGATATGATGGAACGATTACAGCCCCTAGTAAATCCAGCTATAATCAATCGGGACATTATTATGGGGTAACAATCAGAGCTACGGATGATGCTGGAAACGCAGAAACAGCAGATGCTAGTCATTCAACGTTAGGAAGTTCATTACAGTTAAAGGTAAGAGAAAAAGTTGCGCCGATTTCAACAATAACATACCCGACAGCCAGCGCACTGATTACAAATAACAAACCAAGCATTGTCTGGACAATAACCGATGATGATTCTGGTGTGGATCCTTCCACCATTGGTATCACCATTGATTCTGGAAGCGAGATCACAGGGGATAGTATTTCTAAGACTGCAATTTCCGGCGGCTATAAATGTACTTATACTCCTGGTACTGCCCTGTCAGACTGGAGCCATACAATTACTGTAAATGCGTCTGACTATGATGGAAATGCGGCAGCACAGAAGAGCGTTTCATTCAAAATTGATACCGTACCGCCGACACTTTCCGTTACATCACCGACAGATGGTCTTGTTACCAACCAGGCTTCCTGTACTGTTCGTGGTACAACAAACGATGCAACATCCAGCCCAGTATCTGTTACTGTCAAACTGAATAGTGGTAGCGCAGAGGCGGCAACCGTTGCTTCTGATGGCTCCTGGTCTAAGGTAATTACTCTTACTGAGGGTACCAATACCATCACCGTAGTGGCTACTGATAGTGCCGGAAAGAGTACCACTGTAACCAGAACTGTGAAACTGGACACTAAGGCTCCTGCCATCAAGTCCGTAACATTAACACCGAACCCGGTTGATACTGAAAAAACCGTTGTAATCTCTGTAGAGGTTACCGACTGATAAAGGTGGTGGAAACATGGTAGTAGCATTAAGGGGTACTATCAATGGAAACATTATCTCATTCGCAAGGGCACAAGGGGATAGATGGGAAGCCATCATCCCCAAAAGCCTTAACGGCGCTTATGTAGTTGACATGTCCGCTGTTGATGAAGCTGGAAATACCGCATATATAGCAAGATACATTATTACCATAGATATATCTTCTATGTGTGTTCACATTGAGCCGTGTCCGTATTATGAAGAGTTATTAGAGCCACAGTATCGGGCGGTTTTAGAAAAATCCGAGTATTATGTAGAGTTAATAGGAGGTTGCAACTGTGAATGTGGATTTTGAATTCGGAGAAAAGAAACATATAAAACTAAGAATATGCTCCTGCAAAGGTACCGATTTTCTAATCGAAAGAGCTTCCTATGAGTTGCTTTACAAAGGAACACAAGAAGTTGAAGATAGTGGCATTGCGGTAATACAAGGACATATTCTTGATGTGGTTATACAGCCGCAGAAAAAAGGTAGATATAAACTTAGAGTGATGTATGAAATCCTGGACGAGAAGTTGATTGCAGAAGTAGGAGTGATGGTGAAGTGATATGGCGAATATTTTAATCAGCGATGTAAAAATGACACCGAACCCGGTCACCGCCAGAGCAAGCTTCGTCCTGTCCGTGAAGATCATCGACAAAGTATACGCACTGGCCACAAAGGACGGCAAGTGCCTGATGACAAAGAATAATAAAGTAATTGAAAAAATTCCAAGAAAGGATTGATGAAAAATGTCTGAATCTATACCAAGTACACTAATATCAGCTCTCCCAGCAGCTACCAAAGTGTCTGATACGGATATCGTGGTATTGGAGAATGGCTCTACAACCCAGAAGATTACTATAGCGCAGTTGAAAGAGGCGCTAGGGATTAATGCACTAAACACGAATTTTAAATTCTACAGTTCCTTATCTCAAATTGGATTAACAGCAGCTGCAACATGGGATCAGATACTTACTAAATTAACTGATGGTACTGGAATGAAATTTGCTGCATGGAAATCAGACTATCCTAATTTATCAAATCCATGCACAAGTAATAGGCAATTAATAACTGTTTGCAGATCATATTTAGGTTATTCTACTATAGAAGTGTGGGATATTGATAATAACGTTCGCCACTTTACAACGCATAATGGAGATAACTATAGACCTTGGAAATCATACTAAAACCACGTTACACTCTATGTTTTTAATGCTGTTGACAATCAGCTGCATTTACGTTTCTTTGTATATAATCTACAAGTATCAACAAATGTTGCCCAATCACTACTGTATTGCCATCTAACTGTATATGTTCAAGATGAAATTGCAAATTCTGGAAAGCTTAATTGAGCATAATAAGCAATACTTGGACATCTTGTTGAATTGGACTATATACTTTTATTTTCCCAGTAGTATTTGTGTCTCTTGCAACAACGCAACCAGCTATATTAGAACTTGCACCAATAAGAACGGGAAATGATATTTTATGTTCTGGCAGGTTTGGAAATGTATATTCTCTAACCACTCCTGCTGAACATGTTAAAAGTTCATGCGTATACTTCGTGTTTTGCGACCTTCTTTCCTCTGGATGCTACAATAAAGCAGAAGGAGGAATAAAGGTTATGGATATACGAAATACGATTATTAACAATGTATTGCTGGCGGTGCAATCTCTATTAGATGATCAGCAGCTCCAGGCAGTACAGGATGCGCTCTGTATTCAACTGAACAGTTACGAAGTGCAGGAGAGAAGTACAGAACTAACGGTAGTGGACAACACTCCAGACAGTATGCTGGCAAAATATATAGCTACCAAGAGAGTAGAAGGAAAGGCAGAATCCACAATTCGGCGTTACTACGATGCGTGTTACATGATGATACACACTCTATATAAGCCACTGCATGAGATTACTACCTACGATCTCAGATACTACCTGGCCGCATACAAGGAGCGCCGGAAGGTAAGCAATCGTACCTTGGACGGAATCCGCCGATGTTTCAGTAGTTTCTTTTCCTGGCTCTCTGCCGAGGGCATGATCGGAAGAAACCCATGTGCAGCACTGTCCCAGATTAAGTACACGAAGGTAGTGAAAAAGCCCTATACCGCACCAGAAATGGAGCGACTAAAACAGGTCTGTACAACACTTCGGGATCTGGCGCTGATAGAATTTCTTTATGCTTCTGGCTGCAGGGTATCAGAAGTGGTAAGGCTCAATCGAAACGATATAAATTTTCAGACACAGGATGCAGTAGTCCTGGGAAAAGGAAACAAGGAGCGGAGAATCTACCTCACCCCTGTGGCGCTTATGCATTTGCAGGATTACCTGAATACACGAACGGACACAGATCCGTGCCTGTTTGCAAGTGTGAGAGTACCAGTGCGGAGGTTATCAAAAGCGGGGATTGAAAGAGCATTAAAGAAGTTAGGGAAGGCTGCCAAGGTTACAAACGTACACCCTCACAGGTACCGGAGAACTTTGTCGACCAACCTTCTTGATCGTGGGGCCAACATCCAGGATGTGGCAGCAGTCCTGGGACATGCTGATCTGAAGACCACTCAGGTATATTGCTATATCAGCCAGAGCAACGTGAGAGCATCATATAATAAGTACGCAGCGTAGCATATAAGCTCAAATTCACTCCGGGGACACCTCCGGAGCTGTTGTCATGTCTGGCGATGAAATTAGCAGGAGATGGCTTATCTGCTGAAGAAAGCAGCTAAACACGAAGATATCAGTTACCGGAACTTTTACAGATGAATGGTATATTGGAATAAATGTGTATGGCATGGGGCTTGCAGTAGAAATTCCAAGGCATAATGAAAATTTACAATTATCTGCAATATCGGCAAAGGTATTCAATAATGGTGGATGGTATAATTCAAGTGTTCTTTCGATTGGAAGATGTACTAATCGCTGGAGGATAATTTTAAATGCAAATTCAAGCATGAATTTAGAAAACGGAAAAGCATATCTTATTTCACTTAGTGGAGCGATTTCCTGAAATCACGCGCCAAAAGCAAGTGCTGTAAAACTAACAACTCCGTTAAAAGCAGAACCGTCAGCATTTCTAATTTCCATGTACGATGTCGTACCATCGTTGTAAAAGCCACTAAATATCCTGCCATTAGGAACTGTAATATCTTCAGCTATTACTAGATATAAACTGTTTAGCCCAAAAGAAGCAGCAGTCATTGTAATGTAGTTTTTATTTGCTTCCGTGTATACATTTGAAAAAGATTTAACTACAATTTTGCATGGAATCTTCGTGTTTATTCGACTAATTATTTTCATTTGAGCGCCTGAAATTCAGATGTTGAAATGAAGTTAATTAATAATGCACATATATGAAAGGAGAACACACATGAATATTAATACCTCATTAATCAGCAACAACAACAGCTACGCAGGACAAACGCCTCGGTATATTGTCATCCACAATACAGATAATATCGCCAAGACAGCAGATGCCAAGGCACACGCCACCGCACAGCATAATGGCAATTTTCATGGCTATTCAGCCCACGTATTCGTTGACGATAAGTCAGCATACCAAGCCTTGCCGTATAATCGTGGGGCTTGGCACGTTGGGGTAAATTACGGCGGTAAGCTTTTTGGAACTGTAAATAATCATAATTCCATCGGAATTGAAATGTGCATGAATGCTGGATATAACTACGAAAAAGCATTCCAGAATACCGTTGATGTGTGCAAGCAGCTTATGAAGAAATACGGAATCCCAGCAAGCCGAGTAGTGCAGCACTACGATGTGTGCGCTAAGAATTGTCCATCCGTTATCCGTGGAAAGGGTGACTGGGCGAGATTCAAGAAGCTCATTTCCAGTGAAACCGTGACAGTGCCAACCACAAAGCCTACGGTAAAGGTTGATAAGTATTACCGAATTCGTAAGACCTGGAAGGATTCCAAGAGCCAGATCGGGGCTTACAAGTCACTGAAAAATGCAAAGAAGGCTTGCAAAGCCGGTTACTCTGTTTTTGACTGGAATGGGAAAGCAGTGTATTCTGTAACAGCAAAGAAAAGTGTAGACAAGGTTGCAAAAGAGGTAATCAACGGTGAATGGGGAAATGGACAAGATAGACGAGACCGCCTGGAAGCTGCTGGCTACAACTACACAGAAGTGCAGAAAAAAGTCAATGAATTACTGAAATAATAATACTCCCGGGGCTTTCCCCGGGAGCTACTTAAATGTCGTATATTCTTCAAATTCGTTTCTTATTTTCGCAAAGTCTTTTCTTCTGATTGGCACAGTATTCCCAGAAAACATAAGGAACGAAGTATTTATTTCTTTTACCTCATCCATGTTTATTATGTAGCTCTGGTGACACCTCAAGAATCTGGAATCCAGTAATTCTTCAATATCGGATAGTTTACATCGTTCCGTATAAACTATACCGCAAGTGCAGTGGATAACGATGTACTTATTTCGGCTCTCGATATATTCTATATTTTGAAACTCCACCCGATGAATAAAGTCTTTTCCTTTTATCATAAGAGTGCTTTTACTGATGTGTTCCAGAGCATGATTGAAAGCAGTATACATTCTGCCATTTTCAGAGCCTTTTATGATATAGTGTACCGGGAGTATATCAAGGGCTTCAAAAACATATTCTTTGTGGGCTGTCCAGAAAATAATATTTCCGTTATAGCCATTTAATCTCAATTCCTTTGCAACTTCAATTCCATTTTCTTCTCTCAAAACGATATCCAAAACTACAATATCATACCATTCGCCATCTGCCACATCATCAATAAGTGGCTGTCCTTTATCATACGGAGTAATCAATGCTTTTATATCACCATTTCGTTTGAGAAAATTATTAATCCGATGCATAAATATACCAATCTGGATTTCGTTATCATCACATATTGCAATTCGCATTCAAATCATCCCTTTTCATGTAAAATTCGCCACCAGAGGTGCTAATTTCGCCATTTTCTGTGTAATTGTATATTTTTTGATACAATGTTATTGTAATACATTAAGATGATAGTGTAAAGGGGATGGATTCATGGAGAAACATAAAAAAATCATAATTGTGTTTATACTGATATTCGTGCATGTGCTCTTGATTCAATATGTTTACTTCTGCCCGGAGCATAGTATTATCTTTGGGAGGGGTAAAACTATCGCAATTGCAAAAGCAGAGGTAAAACAGGTTGGCCATGAGCGCTATAAATCCCTCGCTGACAAGCATCCAGCCCCTTTATTTCTATCTATTATTATTACGATTTGGAAAAGCAAAAATCACAATATTTACACAAAAAAACTTATAATTCATAGAAAAATCAGAATAAATCAGTTTGCCAGGAAAGATTTAAGCGGAAACAATTCTATCCCAGTATATGGTTATAAAAACATGATATAATTTAATAAATGAGAACAAATGTTTGGAATATTGGGAGGGATTTACGTGGATTACAAGAAAGAAATTATTGAGATGATAGAAAAAATAGAAAACGCTCGTTGGTTAAGAACAATATACGTATTTATAAAAACATTAGTTGAATAAAAAGAAAAAGACAAGGGTTTGCGCATTGCCCTTGTCTTTTCTTTTATTTTGCTGAAATTGCATCGATTAGCTTTTCTAATTTATCCCATCCAGAATCATCAAGCCTTGCTAAAGCATTTATGAGACGATATTTAAAATCGTCATCATCAGCTTTTGTAACATATCCAAGTAATTTCGAAATTTCATCATTCCTTTTAACTGGATAAAACATCTCGCCTTCGCCATTTTTAAGCCATTCTTCACGAACATTAAATTCTTTACAAACATCATCAATTGTTCGATCTGAGGGAACTTTGTTTCCTATTTCAATTTGCGCTACAAAATTCCTACTTATTTTCAGCTTATCTGCAAATTCTTGCTGAGTTACGTTCAATTTTTTTCGCAACTCTTTAAATCTGTCTTTCAATTTAATTCCTCCTTTCTGAAAATATAGTACCATAAAATGTTTACAAAGTCAACAAAAAACTATTGACAAATGTTATCTCAGGGACTATACTGTGTTTACAAGGTAAACAAAGAAAGGAGGGAGGTTAAAGTGTTAAATAACTTGAAGAAAGTTCTTGATGATAAAGGGATTACAATCAGAGCGTTTGCAAAGGTTCTTGGTGTTGATGAAAGGACTATTCAGAACAAGATAAAGGGGAAAACACCTTTTACGTATCCAGAAGCAGTCCTTTCTAAAAAGGAACTTTTCCCAGAATATGATCTGGAATATCTGTTTAAAGAAGAATAGCAAAAAAACTGACAGGAGTGCTGTCCTATCAGTTCTTGCCTAAATTTGTTTACCTTATGTGTTTTGCAGACTGAACACACTTGTTCAGTCACATAAGCAGCACCAAATGTTTCTTGAAACACTTCGCCACTTACGCAGTTTTAGTTCTGCGATTGAGTGAAAAAAGATTAGCTGCCCATTAGTTGGCGAATGTAGGAATTTTGTTCAATGCGGTGAACGAAATTGCTTAACGTACTTTGGTAACGCAGTTCACTCTGCCTGCGACCTACAATAAGGAACAGGGCAAATTCAAAAGTTGGGTCAAAGCAAACAACTCCTTTCATTGCCCATTATTTGGGTATGAAAGAATTTTAACACATAGGAAAAATATTTTCAACACAAAACGGAATTGAAAATCAGATTAAGAAAGGAGTGATAAACACGAATAAGTTAGTACATATTGGAAATTCAGATATCTCAATAAAAGAGTATAACGGTCAGCGAGTTGTTACATTGAAAGATATTGACATGGTACACGGCAGACCAGACGGAACGGCAAGGAAGAGATTCAACGACAATCGAAATCACTTTATTGAAGGAGAAGATTTCTTCGTTATAACTCAGCCGTCCGAAATTCGGACGCTTGGTTTGGAAAGACCACAAGGCGGCGTCCCAGAAAAAGTTGTCCTTGCCACAGAACAAGGATATCTAATGTTAGTAAAGTCTTTCACAGACGATTTAGCATGGGATGTTCAGAGACAGCTTGTAAATGGGTACTTTAAAACCAAAGAAACTGTAAAAAGGGCATTGTCACCAGAACTTCAAATGTTACAGGGACTACTTTCACAAATGGTAGAGAAAGAACTTGCCGACAAAGAAAGAGACAGGCAGATTTTAATTGCCAAAGAAACCGCAGATAAAGCTGTTGCAACTACAGAGAACATCAAAGAAGCGGTTAAGCCTGTATTTGATAACTGGCGTTCAGAAAATTAATTCTAAATTCAATCGCATACAAAAAGGTGCCGGAGCAGAGTTTAAAATGCTTAGAACAGAAATGTACGCAGAATTGGAACGCCGGGCTGGATGTGATCTGAATACAAGATTAAGAAATAAGCGAAAACGCATGGCTGAAAATGGTTGCACCAAAACAGAAATTAATTCACTAAACAAAATGGACGTCATCGATGACGATAAAAAGCTGCGAGAGATTTTCTCCAAAATCGTAACTGAATACGAAATTAAATATTGTGCGTAGAAGAAAGGAAGTGAAATAGATAATGTCAGAAAAAGAAAAAAAAATCGTAGAAAAGCTGAAAGAAGCAATTCCTAAGATGTCGGAATTTGATAAAGGCTACATTCTTGGGAAAGTGGAAAGTTTTTCTGATAACAACCTGGAACAAAAAACAGATAAAAAAGAAACTGTTGATTTAGATCAGAAAGGAGACTAATGAAAGTATCAAAAATCGAAATCCAGCAAGTAAATGGCGAATGTGGAATATTTACAGAAATCCTTGTGGACGGTCACAAACTCGAAGGGGTAAGAAGCTTTGAGCTGAAACAGGGAGTTGGAGATTCAGAACCTATTCTTTCCATTGATCTGAATGCTTTAAATTTATCCACGGACTTGCAGATGTTGCAGGTGAACCAGAAAGGTATCGGGGAAATTGAGGGAATCAAGTTTAAAGATTCACCAAGGATGCTGAAATTTCAAACAGAATAGGCTCCCATATCTCAGAGAGCCAAACAGAATTATTTTGAAGCTTTTAAAATGGAACATTGTTTCGGATTTGAACAACATCCAGTTTTGCTTGCATAATTACACTTAATTCGACCTATTGTGTAATTAGGCGTCAAATCATCCAATGATCCAGTATTAATGAGAGAAGCTTCAATGGAATAATTTTTGTTCTGCTTATCGCAGAAACCATTAAATACCAATAATCATCACCTCCCCTCTTATAGGGAGTATAACACAAGAAAGGAGGAAAATCATAGACGATTTAGTTTATCTTCGTAATGAAGAAGCTGTCTGTGATAGTTTACAGGTGGCTAAGAAATTTGGGAAAAGACATGACAAACTCATTTCCGAAATTGAAAGAATGTATTCTGATTTGATTGGAAAAGGGTGTGCTCAAAATGGTGGAGACCCCTTATTTATTAAAAGCAGTTATGTACATCCTCAAAATAAACAGACTTATCCATTTTATATAATGAATAGGGATGGATTTTCTTTACTGGTAATGGGATTTACAGGAAAAGAAGCCCTTGAATGGAAATTGCAATACATAAAAGCTTTTAACCAGATGGAGAATTTCATTCGTGAGAAATCAACCCAGGTTTGGGTTGAAACCAGAAAAGCCGGCAAACTTACCAGAAAGGCAGAAACCGATACTATTCAGAAACTTGTTGAATACGCCAAAGTACAGGGAAGCAGTCATGCAGAAATGCTTTACATGACATATTCCAAATTAGCAAACAAGATGGCGGGGATCAATAAGAGAGATGAAGCTACGGTAATGCAACTCAACAACCTGTCCTTGATGGAAAATATTATCTTACATGAAATTGATCTCGGAATCATGCAAGGAAAACATTATAAGGAAATATACAAAGACTGCAAGAAGAGATTGGAGACAGTTAAAGATTTGGCTTATCTGGAAGCGGTTTGAGAGGAAAATTCATAAGGAGGGGCGAATATGAGTAATACATATAACGTTCTTTGCGCTATTTTGAAAGAGCTCCAAGCTATTCATAATATCCTGGAGCCCTCTAAAAAGAAACGTATTTTTGAAACTAATATTGATGGGAAAAGTATTTCAAAATGCGTTTCTGATGGAATTACTTCTGCTGTTCAGAAATCCATTCGTGATACTGACGTAGAAGATTAACGGCAATCGAGGTAGATAATACAGTAATGGCAGTTACAAAATTATCTGTATTTTCGATCGTGCTAACTGTTGGGGTGATTAGTTTTTCCATGTCAACAGTTTTTAAAAAATCATCAAAGCTTTTCAAATTAACACCTCCTTCCTAAAGGAGATTATATCACAGAAATGAGACTAATGAACGAATTACAGATTTTTAATTCTCCAGAGTTCGGAGATATTCGGACAATAACTATTGATAATGAACCTTGGTTTTGCATGATTGATATATGAAAAGCATTAGAAATTTCAAATCCGAGCCAGGCAAAGACAAGGTTAAATGCAGATGGGGTCATTACAAATGAGGTCATTGATGGTATCGGGAGAAAGCAGAATGCTAACTTTGTAAATGAACCCAATATGTATAAATTGATTTTCCAGAGCAGAAAAGAATCTGCCGAAAGGTTTACAGACTGGGTGACAAGTAAAGTTCTCCCAGAAATTCGAAAGACAGGTTCCTACAGAAAACCATTGACGGTTGCCGAACAAATTCAGATTCTTGCCCAGGGCACAGCAGATCATGAGGAAAGAATCGAAAAACTTGAAAATACAATGACAATTGACTACGGTCAGCAAAAATATCTTGGGGATCTGGTTTCGCTAGTGGTTATTGAAGCGTTGGGCGGAAAGAAATCTAATGCCTATTCAGAAATCGGAAAGAAAGTATTCGCAGAATGTAATCGAGATGTGAAATCTTATTTCGGTGTAAACGCAAGAAACAACATTCCAAAATTAAGATATGAGGAAGCTGTGAAGTACATCAAGGGATGGCAACCGTGTACAAATACAAAAATGCAGATTCGCGATTGCAATTATGATATTAATTCAGAAAGAAAATGAGGGTAAAACAGTGAAAGATATTAAAAGCTACGAATTTTATGGAGATAATCCAGAAATTTTTCATTCTCTTGTAGGTTTTGAAATTGCAGATATTTTGTTCACACATACCAAAGAAGAAAATGAGAATGTAGTTGTTGTGAAGTGTGCAAATAAGCAACATGTTGAAATTGATCTTCTCTTTAAAGAAGATGGAATATTTGTTACTGAACCATTTGCGGTGGATGAAGATCTTACAATTATTGAATAGGGGAGGTGAACAAAGAATGTTAGCAGATGATTACGTTGCTGAAAGGTTATCCGATTATGATTCCAAAATATATCAGTTATATCGCCACAAAAACGGACAGAAGGCAAGCGACCTTGTAGAAAAAGTAAAAAACGAAATTGCCGAATGCGGTCTGTCCGCCACTGAAGCGAAAGGCTTTTTAGAGTACATGAAGATTGTTATTGACGCTCAGTCACATCTTCCCATTCAGAAATAACGGAAGTTTTTATTGTTTCTGCTCCGGGAACATTGCCATCATCAATCTCATTTGCGGCATGAAGCATTGAAATTATTTTATGAGAATAAGGATGTTCCTTTCCGCAATTCGGGCACACAACCTTGTCTGTACTTATTCTTTCACTTATATAGTAATCACAATGACAAGTACAGGAAACTTTTAATTTGAGAAACATTTTAACACACCTCCTTTCTGAACACATTATACCATTCAGAGGGAGATAATAAAAGAAAATAGGGAGGAAAAACAATGATTAAATTTGAAAACGGCTTAGTTAATATTTCTGGTAAAGGGATTGATATTCTTTCAGAGTATGCAGTTATCACCCATGAAATTAAAGAGATGTTCGTAAAAAATGGTGGAGAAGAGAAAGACGTAAAAGAGCAGCTTAGACATTCTTTCGAGCATGGTCTTATGAATGAGGAAGAATTTGACAAAGAAATCAAGGAAAAGTTCAAACAGGTAGATGCAATTATTCAGATTGTTTCGCTTCTGGAAGAAATGCTTAAAACATTTGGAGCAAAAGATAAGGAGGACTAATCATGGGAGAAACCAAAAGCACAGATTATATTCCAGAGAACGCCAATGAGGAATACGCACTTCTGGTTGGAAGGTTAAAGGCATTTGAAGCTTGGGCGAATAGCGTGAACGATTATGATTTCACAAAGAAAATGGCATTTAGAATGCTTGGGCTTGATGCAGAAAAATCAAAGGAGGAAAAGAAAGAATGAAATGCTTTAAAGGCTTTGACAAAGATTTAAAGTGTAGAGATTTCCAGTATGAAATTGGAAAAGAATACACAGAAGAAAAAGCAGACATTTGTAATTGTGGATTCCATGCTTGCGAATTTCCGATGGATGTATTCGGTTATTATCCACCTTCAGATTCCAGATATTGTGAAGTTGAGCTTGAAGAGAATGGCCAGAAATCATCTGATGATAGCAAGAGAGTTGGAAAGAAAATTTCCGTAAAAGCAGAAATTGGAATTGCCGGAATTATAAAAGCTGGCGTTGAATATATAAAAGAGCAAGTTGATTGGGAAGATGATAAGGCAACCAATACCGGAGATTATTCAGCGGCAACCAATACCGGATATCAGTCAGCG